CAGGCAAAGGCCGACGCCAAGGCGAATCCGGCCCCCGACGACGCCAAGCATCTCGCGCTTCTGAAGCGGCAGAAGAAGGCGCTGGAGGCACGCGACGACCTGCTGGCTTTTATAGAATTTACGATGCCGCACCCCGACGCGCCCAGCGATGTCGAAGTGTCGGCGTATCGCGCTGCGTTACACCATCGCGCTATCATAAAAGTCGTCGAGGCCGTTGAGCAGGGCAAGATACCAATGCTCATTCTTGTGACCGCGCCTCGTCACGGCAAAACTGAAATTGTGTCCCGGCGTTTGCCGCCTTGGTTCTCCGGGCGGTATCCGCGGCAAAGTGTCGTTGTCGGAACTTACAGTGACGAGTTTGCCGAGTCGATCGGAAAGGAAGTGCGATCGATTATGCGCACGCCGCAGTATCGGCAGGTATTTCCAGAAAACGGGCTCCAGCGCGGCGGCGAGTCATCCTCGACACTCATTACGCGTGCTGGCGGCAAGATCATGTTTCGAGGTCGCCGCGGCGGCTTAACGGGCGAAGGCGCGCACATCCTGATAATTGACGACATGATAAAGGACGCGGCCGAAGCGCGATCGCAGGTTATTCGCGACGACGCGTGGGAATGGTTCGTGCGTGTCGCCATGACACGTCGCATGGGGATGAAACTCGTAATTTTGACCTATACGCGCTGGCATGCCGATGATCCCATCGGGCGTCTTACAGACCCTGAAAATCCGCACTACGACGCTGAACTCGCCGCGGAGTTCAAGATTATCCTGTTACCGGCCATTGCCGAAGAGGACGACCCGCTTGGTCGTGTTGTCGGCGAGCCGTTATGGCCGTCCGATTTTGATTTGAAGTTTCTTGAGCAGCAGCGGCGCCTCGATCCGACGGGGTTTCAGGCCCTCTATCAGGGTCGCCCCAGCGCGCTCGACGGCGATCTGTTCCAGCGCGAGAACATCCAGTGGTACGATCCGAACCAGCCCGACAAACTGCCGGAGTTGCGCTACTACTGCGCGTCGGATCATGCCGTTGGCATCAAGCAGCAGAACGACCCCAGCTGCTTCATTCGGGCCGGTCTCAGCCTGAACGGCGATCTCTATCTGACCGATTGCGTGTGGCAGCGCATCAAGACGGACAGGGCCGTCGACGAGATGCTGCGCATGGGGGCCAAGAGCGGCGAGCGAAACCCGCTGCTGTGGTTCGCCGAGAGCGGCCACATCTCGAAATCCATCGGGCCGTTCCTCTATCGCCAGATGGCCGCCGAGAACGCCTTCTTCAACGTGCGCGAGATCGTCCCCAGCGCCGACAAGCCGACGCGGGCGCAGTCCATGATCGGTCGCGTCGCGCAGAAGAAAGTCTACTTTCCGAAGGGCGTCGCGTGGGCCGAACGCGCCGTCGACGAGATGATGGCCTTCCCGAACGGACTGCACGACGATTTCGTTGACGCCCTGTCGCTTTTCGGCCTTGGATTGCGCAGCATGTTCGGCGCGAGTAAGACTCCCGATGCGAAACCGAAGCCGGCGACCTTGACGTTGGACTGGGTGAAGCAGGCGTCGCGCTGGAAGGAAGAGCGCGCCGCGGCGAAGCGGATCGGGGGCTTTTGATGGCCGGCATGGGCGGAGACATCTTCGGCGGGCTGGACCCGACGACGCCTATCGGACGCCCGCCGTCGAACGAACCGGCCCATGAGCCTAGCCAGGAAGAGGCTGCCGACGTCGTCCGCCGTATCAATACGATCAAGGCCGACAAGCAGCATTTCGAAAAAGTCTTCCTTCAGATGCGCGCCGACATGTTCGTCGCGACCTATGGCCGCGTGCCGGAGTGGGCACCCGACAACTACACGGCCAACATCACGGGCCGCCATGTGAAGCAGCGCGCCGCCGCACTCTACGCCAAGAACCCCAAGGTCTCGGCGAAGCGGCGCGAGAGCATGGATTTCGCGGTCTGGGACGAAAACCCCGCTTCGCTGCAACTCGCCCAGCAGACAATCCAGATGGCGCAGATGTCCATGGCGCCGGACCCCGAGACGGGCGTCATGGTCCCGTCCGATCCGCTGATCGCGCAGGGCTTCCAACAGGCCATGGCGGTCATGGAAGATTTTCAGCAGGGCCTGCAATGGCGCCAGACCATCGCCAAGGTCGGGCGGACTCTGGAGATTCTCTACTCCAATCAGATGCGCCAGCAGCAGCCGGTCGATTTCAAGACGGGCATGAAGCGTCTGGTCCGGCGGACCTGCGTCTCTTCCGTCGGCTATGTCGAACTCGGCTTCAAGCGCGAGATGGGCGTCCAGCCGGAGATCGCCAACGCGATCGTGGACGCGACCGAACGTCTCGCCCACATGCAGCAATTGGCCGAAGGGCTCGCCGACGGGCAGTTCGACGAGACGTCGTCGGAGCGGGCCGAACTGGAAGCGTCGCTGGCGGCCTATCAGGCGACACCCGAAGTCGTCATGAGCGAGGGGTTGATCGTCGATTATCCCGCCTCGACGTCGGTCATCCCTGACAAGGCGACGAAATCGCTGACGGGTTTCGTCGGCGCGAACCATATGACCGTCGAATACATCTGGACGGTCGAGAAGGTGAAGGAGACCTTCGGCGTCGAACTCTCCGGCGCGCAATATACGCCGTACCGGAAGGACTCGCTGAAGGCCAAGGACGACAGTGCCAACACGGTGCCCTATGACGACGATTTCGTCATGGCGGCACCGGGCAAGGGCGGCTTCGTCTGTGTCTGGAAGCATTACGACCGTCCGTCCGGCCTGGTCTATTGGCTGGCCGACGGCTATCGCTGCTACCTGAAGCCGCCCGCCGCGCCGGATGTGTTCGTCGAGACCTTCTGGCCGCTCTACGCGCTGACCTTCAACGACGTAGAAAACGAAGACATCCTCTTCCCGCCGTCCGACGTGCAGTTGATGCTGCACCAGCAGAAGGAAGTGAATCGCAGCCGGCAGGGCAAGCGCGAGCATCGCGAGGCCGCGCGGCCGCGCTGGGTGGCGTCGAAAGGGGCGTTCGGCAGCGAAGAGGACCCAAAGGTCATCGCGTCGCTGAAGCCCTTCGAAGTCGGCTTCCTGTCGATCGATCCGCAGACCGAGATCGGGAAAGTGCTTCAGCCGATCCCTGTCGAGGGCGTCGATCCGAATCTCTACGACACCAACGAAGTGATGATGGACCTTCAGTTCGTCGTCGGTGCGCAGGAAGCCCAGTTCGGCGGCACGTCGAAATCGACGGCGACCGAGAGTGCCATCGCGGCGCACTCGACCAAATCGACCGACGACGCGGCCATCGACGATCTCGACGCCTTCCTGACGGTCATCGCGCGCAACGGCGGACAGATCCTGCTGGGCAACATGTCCGAGGAACAGGTGAAGCGCATCGTCGGCCGCGGTGCGGTCTGGCCGCACGCCTCGCTGTCCGAGATCGCCGACGAAATCTGGCTCGAGGTCGCAGCTGGCTCGACGGGCAAGCCGAACCAGGCCGTCGAAGTGCAGAACTGGCAAATCCTCGCGCCTATCCTCCAGGCCACGCCGGGCGTCTCGCCCGACTGGATGGCGAAGGAAACCGCGCGCCGTCTCGACGACAACGTCGATTTCACCGAAGCGCTGGCGTCGGGTGTACCGTCCATCGTCGCGCAGAACGCGCTGGCGTCGAAGCCTCCGGCGGCGCCGGGCGGCGGTGCCGCGTCGAGCCAGGGCGGCGACGCCGCCGAGGACCCGGCGGCGCAAGGACCGGCCGGCGCAGGCAACGCTCCGGCCCCGCCGGGCGGGCCGGGCGGCAGTGGACCGGCCTTTGGCAGCAACCAGGTCGAGCAGGCCCTTTGACTGTATTCGGCTTTGCGCGTAGAACCCGGAAATTGGCATAGGGGAAATCATGCCTCGACAGGACGCTAATCTTGCGACGGACACGTCCGACGTCGCCGACATGGACGATGCGATCGCGAAGGGCACAGCCCAGACCGACGCAACTGCGGATTCGTCAGCCGCGACCGACGACAACACCGAGAAGGGCCTTCTCTCCGTAGCGCGCGACGTTGTCGCCCGCCGCGAGACGAAGGCCGATGACACGGTGGCGGCCTCGTCAGCCGAAGAGGACGCGAAGGACGGCGAAGACGCCGGAGCCGCGCAGGACGACAGCGCCGAAGACAAGTTCGACGACGTTCCGTTCCACGCCCATCCGCGCTTCAAGCAGATCGTGACCCAGCGCAACATGGCCCGTGAAAAGGCCGTCGCACTGGAGCCCGACGCTACCCGGTTCCGTCAAATCCGCGAGTTCGTCGATTCCCAGGGCCTGACCGACGAAGAGACCGCAGACGGTCTCGTCATCATGGGGCTCATGAAGACGAACCCGGTCGAGGCGTGGAAGCGCCTGAAGCCGACGGTCGAAACGCTTTTGCGGGCGACGGGGGAAATCCTCCCCGCCGAACTGGAAGCGGAGGTTCGCGAGGGTCGCATGACCCGCGACGTGGCCTTGACCGTGTCGCGGACAAACGCGGCCCTTCGTTCGCAGCAGGCGCACCAGCAGTTCCAGGCCCAGCGCCAGGAGCAGGTGCGCGTCCAGGAAGCCCAATCGGCCCTGGCGACCGCGGCGAACGACTGGCAGAGCGAACGGCAGAAACGGGACCCGAACTTCGCGGCCAAATTAGTGCCGATTCAGAAGGAACTTGCGTATCTGAAGACGACGGGCCAGCTGGCGGCGACGCCGGAGGGCATCCGGCAGCAACTGGAGGCCGTCTACAAGACGGTCAACGCGGGCTTCAAGAAGCCCGAAGTCAAGCCGGCACCGAAGGTTCAGGCGCGCACGCCCCAGACGAACGGCTCGGTCGCAACTGTGGTCGCGCACGATTCGACAACCATGGACGCCGCACAGCGCGTCCTGGCTCGCCGGGGCGCCGCCGCTACACATTGAAGGTCTGACGCATCATGGCGTTTACTGCGGACGAAGTCGCCGAGATCAACAACGACTCTCTCGAAAACTACATCGACAAGGGCAAGGTTTGGGCGCAGAACGTCGCCAACAAGCCGCTGCTTGCGGCGTTCAACGAATCTGCCGGGCGGTTCTCCGGCGGCAACGAGAACGTCTCCTTCGCCGTGAAGAGCGGCCAGGGCGGCGGAACGCTCCAGGGCTACTACGGCAACGACCAGGTGTCCTACTACAACCCGACCGGGACGAAGCGCGCTCGCTTCCCCTGGAAGGAACACCACATCGGCATCACCTTCACCTTTACCGAGGCGAAGATCGACGGCATCGAGATCGTCGAGAACGGCACCGACCAGAACCTCTCGCCGGTCGACGGCCGCGAGATGCACGCCCTCGTCAACATGATCGACGAGAAGCAGGAGACGATGGGCGAGGACTACGCCTATTCGCTCGACGACCTGCTGCACAAGGACGGCACGGCCGACACCAAGGCCATCGCCGGCATCCAGTCGATCATTCTCGCTAGCCCCGCCGTCGGCACGACCGGCACCATCGGGCGCCCGGCGAATTCCTGGTGGCGCAACCGTGCTGCTACCGCTGCATACGCGGCGGCTGGCGGTCAGGACGCCATCACGTCCTCGACGGCGAATGGCGGCGCGCTGATCGAGTTCCTGGAGAAGGAATGGCTCCAGCTGAACAAGTACCGCACGGGCCAGACGAAGATCAAAATCTTCGCCGGTTCGGACTGGATCGCAGCCTACAAGAAGGAACTGCGCGCCAACGGCAACTATTCGATGGTCGGCTGGAACGGCAAAGGCAACGTCGACGGTGGCATGGACGACCCGGCCTTCAAGGGCACGGCCATCGTCTACGACCCGACGCTCGACCGCCTCTCGCTCGCCAAGCGCGCCTATGTGATCGACATGGGCCGTACCGGGCTCCGCCTGCTGTATTTCAACGGCAAGCGCATGTCGAAGCACAACCCCGCGCGGCCCTATGACCGTTACGTCGTCTACAACGGCATCACGACCACGGCCGTCCTGATCGCCAAGCAGTTGAACACATCGGCGGTGTACGACATCGCGTAAGCGCGTCGCAGCGGGGCTCCGGCCCCGCTGAACCCCGAAACCGAGACGAGGATTTCAGACCATGTCCACCCACGACTCAGTTGAATACACGCTCGCTGCCGCGGTCACGTCGCCCGCCGGCACCGTGACGACCGTCCCTTATCCGACCGGCCGCGTTCAGGCCGACTATACGGGCGACAACGCGGCGACCGACGCGTATCTCATCATCAACGGCAACGATCGCTGGACCGAGGCCGCCGACAATTTCGACATCTCGTATGGCGCCTCGACCATCACGCTCACGAACAAGACGGGCGCGACTTGGCCGATCGGTACGCAGATCACGCTCGGCACCGCCCGGCTTGCGGCGCTGGCCGACGTGACGGCACTTGCCGGCACGCTGACCGGCACCATCGACGGCACGATTGCCGACGTGGCTGCGGTCGCCACGGCAGGCGGTAACACCTACGCCGACTCAGCCATCAACGCCGCGATCACGTCGGTCAATCTTCAGCACAAGGAACTCCAGGCCGTGTTGAACAACACCGTCGCCAAACTGAACGCGCTCATCACGGCGCTTCAGGCGAACGGGACCATCGACGCAAATTGACGCGTCGTGCGTTATAGGCGGGATGGGCGGGGAATGGTCCTCGCCCACGTCCGCGACAAGAGGGCAGTATGCAGACAGCAAATGTCATGGTGGCGATCGCCGGGGACCTGGGTCACACCGTCCCGAAATTCGGCGTGACGGCGGCCGAGGTCGCCGTCCTGAACGCGATTCACGGCGCCGGCGCGGTTCACGACATTCACGTCACGGGCGAGGTCAAGCGCTCCAGCCGCGAGGAACTGGCCCGCCTGCACGACATCTACGACAAGCAGTTGCCGAACGGCACGCGCGGCTCGGAAGAGATCCAGGCGCTGTTCCCCGGCGCTGCGGCGCGCGTGTTCGAGACTTTTGACGAAATGGGCCTCGACGCCGATTCCTACCGCGCCGTCCAGCGCGAGATGCCGAAGCCATCCGCCGACCTGATCGACGCGACCGACGACGCCAAGGGCGGCGAGGCGGCGGCGCAGAAGGCGAAGCCGAAGGGCAAGAAGGCCAAAGCCAAGAAAGAGGCGGAAGCCGAAGAGTCCGCCGATGAAGGCGATGAAGCCGACTTGGAAGAAGACGGCATTCAGGATATGGACGACAAGAAGGGCGGCATCTTCGGCTGACCCTCTGAAAGCAGGGCTCCATGGCGCGCGGCACGACACTCAGCAACATGCTGTCGATGCTGCGCGTCGAAGCCCGGCTCTCGAAACTGCCCGCGCACAACATTGCCGGGCGCGAGCAGCAGATCGAGATGCTGCAACGCAAGCAGGACTTCTTCTGGGACGATTTCGACTGGCCGCAGTTGCGGGTCGAGCGCTACATCGAACTCCAGGAAGGCCAGCGCTACTACTCCCCGCCTGACGACGTGAAGGTCGATCGCATCCAGACGCTCGCCGTGCGCAACGCATCGGCGTGGATGCCGCTGGAGAACGGGATCAGTGACGGCAATTACGCGGCCTTCGACAGCGATCTCGACGCGCGGGGCGACCCGGCGCAGCGCTGGCGCATCGTCGAGGACGAGGACGGCGACGAGGCCATTGAAATATGGCCGATTCCCGACACCGATTTTGACTCGGTCACGCTGGAAGGCAAGGTACGCGTCGTCGGCATACGCAATCTCAACCCCTTCGTCGCCGAGAGCGATACCGCCGATCTCGACGACCGTTTGCTTGTCCTGCATTGCGCCGCCGAGATGCTGGCCGCTGCCGGAGCCAAGGACGCCCAACTCAAACTCGACCAGGCGACGAAGCATTACGCCAAGCTGCGCGGCAACATGGTCAAGCGGACCAAGATGCGCCTGTTCGGCCCGACCGCCGACGGGATGCCGCGCCGGCCCGGCGATCCGCCCCAGGCGATATATCGGGTCGCCTGATGGGAACGATCTGGGTTCGGGAATTCACCGGCGGGCTGAACACCGTCAAACTGCCGGAGACCTCGACCGGCGGCATCCTGATCAAGGCCAACAACGGCCACATCACGCGCGGCGGCGAGTTCGAGAAGCGCGCCAAGATCGAGAAACTGACCGGCGATCTCGCCGGGTCTGTCGGCCTTGCGCACGACGCGGCCAGCCTCGTTGTTTTCGGCCATTCCGCGTCCGCGCCCATAAACCTCCCGGCCGGCGTCACCTATCAGCGCCTGGTCAATCCGACCGACCTGAACATAGCCCTGACGCAGATCCATTCGTGGGATCTCTACGCCGGCAAGATTTACGTTTCGGCCGAGTTTGCCGACGATCAGGTCTATCATTTCTACGACGGCGTTTATGTCGATCTGTGGTTCGACGGCCGGGCGCGAGCGTCCTTCACCGTAACCGAAGGTTCCGTCGAGAATGTCGGCGCCGTTGCCGCGACGGGGTCGATCAACGTCGGCCAGATTCTATCGGTCACGACGGTCACGGTCGATCACGTCTGGATCGGCACGACCGATCTGCTGGACAATACGCCGGTCGTCTACACGATGCTGGGCGGCTTCATTCCGGAGATCGTCGATCGCGGGCTTCTCGCAGCGGCTCTTGCGGCGGCCATCGCGTCGCACTCCGGTACGACGGGCTACACGGCGGTTTCCGTCCAGTCGCGCGTCGACATCACGGCGACGGCGACCGGCACGGCGGCGAACCGCTTCGATATCATCCCGGATTTTGACCCGCTCGAGGTTTCGATCACCACTGGCGTCATGGGGGGCGGCCAGGGCGCGAGCACGACGTCCAGCGACGTGTCGAGCATAGAGATCGGCGGGATCGAGGGCCTGTCGGCTCCGGTGACGTGGACCGGCTCGCCGACGACCATGGCAGCGGCCATCGCCGCGGCGCTCGACGCTAATGCCGCGACGACTCATTTCAACGCGACCAGCGTCGGTCCCGTCGTCTATTTGACGGCCGACGACGATAGTCCGTTGTTCAACGGGCTGTACGTCGAGATCGTCGCGACTAATGCCCTCGCCTTCACGCCGGCGACGATCATTACATCGGGCGGAAATTCGTCAGGGCCGACGCCCGGTAAATACGTCAAGACGATCGGCAAGAAGATATACGCCTCGTCGGCCGCGACGCTGTTCTTCACAGGCGTCGACGCGCCGACGCAATGGACGACGGATGCGATCGGCGCCGGCTTCATCGACATGTCGACAGAAGCCTCCGGGTCCGAGCAGTTGACGGCCTTCGCGCGCTATCAGCAGCTCGCGGCGGTGTTTTCCGAAAGCGTCATTCAGCTTTGGTATTTCGACCCCGACCCCGACCTGAACCGCATCGCCCAGGTGCTCGACAACACCGGCACGCTGGCCGGGCAGTCCGTCACCCAGTTCGGCGACACCGATCTCTTCTATCTCGACAGCAGCGGCGTGCGTTCGCTGAAGGCGCGCGACTCGTCGAATGCCGCGGCGACGACTGACATCGGCATTCCTGTCGATGATCTCGTTCAAGCTCAGGCGGCGACGCTAAATCTGAGCGAGATTCGCCAGTGTATCGGCCTGATCGAGCCGCGCGACGCCCGGTTCTGGCTGATCATGAAGAACAAGGCGTTCGTGTTTTCGTTCTTTCCCGGCACCAAGGTCAGCGCCTGGTCGACCTACGACCTCGTGTTTTTCAACGGCGACGTCGCCGTTCCGATGACGGTGTCGCACGCGACCGTCTTCGACAAGAAAATCTACATGCGCTCGCAGAATGCGCTGACCGTCTATGGCGGCGACGGCGCTGCGTGGGAGTACGACGCTACGGTCGCCGAGGCGTGGCTGCCCTATCTCGACGCCAACGAACCGATGAAGGTCAAGACATTCGCCTCGATCGACGGCGCGGCACGCGGCCAGTGGCTCGTCGAGATCGGCATGAACCCGAACGACACGGCCGCCGAAGAGAGCGTCGCCCGCATCTCGAATACGACCTACGACGCGACGGCGATCCCGTTGAACGTCCAGGGCAACTATATCAGCTTGCGCTTCACGTCCGAAGGCAGCGGCTACGCCAAGATCGCGGCGACCTGTATCCGCCATGACGGCGAGGCCGGCGAGGACGCCCAGTGATCTCCATCGACATCGCGTTTCCAGACGAGATCGCGGCGGTCGCGCGCGACATGCGGCGCCGGGATTTTGTCGAGTTCAGCGCGCTTGCGCCGGTCGATCGTCGCGCCGAATTGGCGAAACTGCTGGCCGTGCGCTACGCTAGGCAGGAAGCCATGGTTGCGAAATGGGACGGCCTGCCCGTCGCGATTGGCGGGCTTTTCTGCTACCGGCCGAACGTCGCGTCGATCCTGTTCATGGCGACAGACAATTTTCCGCGTGTCGTCCTGTCGCTGACCCGCTTCATCCTGCGTGAATTGTTCCCGCGCTACGAGGCGGCCGGTGTCCATCGCTTCGAAGCGGTGTCGATGCTCGACCATGTCGAGGCGCATCGCTGGTTGAAGACGCTCGGCCTCACGCAAGAAGCGGTGTTCTTCGACTACGGGAAGAACCGCGAGACTTTCGTCCAGTTCGCAAAGGTGATCGATGCTGGTCCGCCTAGCGGTTGAAGACGACGTCCAGACCGTCGTCGACATGGCGCGTGATGCCGCCGAGACGACCAAGCCGGAGCACGTTTTCAACCCGGCCAAGGTCGTCGAGTCCTTCGCCCGCTACCTCGTTACAGCCAACCCGACCTTCTTTGTGGTCGAGGCGCAGGGGCGGGTCGTCGGCTTCCTGCAGGCCGAGATCGGCGGCTATGACTTTACAGACGGCCTATTTACGGTGCAAAAGACGCTCTATGTCCGGCCCGAAAGCCGCGGGAGTCGTGCCGCCGCGAGCCTCATGGAGCATCTGATCGCGTGGTCGGATGGCCTGGGGGCGAAGGAAATCTTCGGCGGCGTCGACAACGGTTATCGTATCGCCCCTACCGCGCATTTCCTGAAACGGTTCGGATTTCGGATTGTCGGCTATGCGATGACGTTGGGATTGAACGATGGGCGGCAAGAGCGGAGCGAAGGCGGCGAACCGGGAAGCGCAGCAGGCGAGGGCCGACGAGCAGGCCCGCCAGGAGCGCATCCGCAAGGGCACGGCGTCCATCGGCAGCCTGTTTGACAGCCAGTTCAACGACCAGTTCTTCGACAAGCGGCGCGACGCCTACATAAACTACGCCGTGCCGCAGCTGGACGACCAGTTTGGCGACGCCAAGAAGCAGTTGATCTTCGCGCTGGCCCGCTCCGGCCTTCTCGACTCGTCCTCGCGCGGCTCACAGACGGCCAAGTTGGACAAGCGCTATTCGCTCGGCCGGGAGGAGATCGCGTCGAAGGGCCTCGCCGAAGCGACCGGAGCCCGCAATTCGGTCGAAGACGCCCGTTCCAACCTGATCGCCATGCTGAACGCAACGGGTGACGACCAGGGCGCTGCGCAGGCCGCCAACGCCCGCGCGACGGCGTTGTCAAAGCCGGCGGCCTACAGTCCGCTGTCGCAAATCTTCACCGACGCGTCGTCCGCGCTGTCGCAGCAGATCGCTCTCGAACGAGCCTATGCGCTGTCCGGCGGCGCGACGGCGGCACCGCGCTACTCGACGGGGTTGTTTTCGTCGAACCCGGGCGCTGTTGTAGTGCGCGGCTGATAGGACTAAAGGAAGGAGGGTTAGGAATATCTGCGACCCAATCTCAATCTCAGCCGCCATCCTGACCGTCGGCAGTTCCGTCGCGAACAACATCGCGCAGAACAAGGTCATCAAGGCCAACAACGCGGCGCTAGCCGCCGAACGCATGCGCCAGCAGGGCTTCGACCGCGAGCAGCAGGCGTTGGTTGCCGCGTCGCAGGGCCGCTACGAGAATTACGGTGCCAAGCAGGAAGCCAACGCCGAGACGCTGGGCGATTTCATCACGGGCCAGTCCCGCGCCGAGGTCGATCCCGCCGCGACGGGTATTATCCCCGGTTCCGACTCCAACGTGACGGTGCTGGAAGAGGCGCGGCAGAAGCAGAAGGCGCGCGGCGAGACCGACAAGAACGCCGTCCGGCTGGGCGACGTGCTGTCCTTCGGCGAGACGCTGGGCGACACGCTGCGGCTGCAGGGCCGCGACGCCTCCCAGATCGGCCAGATCGGGTCGTTCCGCCGCGGCTCGCAGAACGTCCTGCCCTACGAGCTCGACGCCGCCTCGCATGCCGGCGACAAGGCGGCCTTCGGGGCCGACATTCTGCGCGGGCTCGGATCGGTTGCCAGCATGTACGCCATGACCGCCAGAGGCACGTCGCCGCAGGTCCGTCTGGGCCAGCGCATCATGGCGATGAAGCCGCCTGCCGGGATCGTGAGGCTCGGCACAACGTGGGCCGGAGGCTGAGATGCCCGTCGTCAGGAATTCAGGGTATAACGATGCCGGCCTTGCCCAGGCGTTCGGCAGCATCGCGTCGATCTTCGCGCCGCCCGACCCCCAGGACGTCGCGCTCTATGCCGACGCGGCGCTGAAGAAGCAGAAGTATCAGTCCATCGCGTCGTTTCTGGCGGCGATCAACAATCCCGAAACGCCGAAGGCGACGCTCGATCGCTACGGCATCGGCGCGGGCATGTATTCGCCGAACCAGGGCTATGAAGCGATGGCGCTGGACGATGCGACAAAGCGCTATGGTTACGATCAGACCTACAAGGCTAACATCTACGACACGAATGTAGACGCCGGCGTACAGCGCTACGGCTACGACACCCAGGCGACGACGCAGCGCCAGGGCAACATGCTGACGGCCCAGACGTCGGCCCTCTCGACGCTGTTCCCGAAACTGGCTCCGGGCGAAATCCGCCCTGACGTGCCGGCGGCCTTCACGGCGCCGTTCGGCTACCCCGAAGCGCCGCAGGTGGGCGGCTTGCCGAAACCGTTGTCGGAGACCGAAGTCATCGGGCACATCATGCAGACCATGCTGTCACCGGAAGAGCAGCGCGCCAAGGCGTTTGGCACTACGCCGGTCGAGAACATCGTCGGCGCGGACGGAAAGCCCGTCATCGCGACCCGTCCGCAGGCCATAGGCCGGACGCCGGTCCTGAATGAGGGCGCGACCGGCAAGGCGGCTGTGTTCACGGCAGTTTACGGCGATGGCCGTCGCCTGCCCGCGGTGCAGATGCCGGGCTCGCGCGAATTCGTCGACCCGCAGACCGGAGCGCCGATCCCGTCCGGGTTCGAGATCATGGAGCCGTCGAAGGCGACCGGCACGTTGGAAGACGTGACCCCGACGAGCCTGACGACGGGAGCCCGGACCAATACGCAGACATCGATCCAGTCCTACGACAGGGCCATCATTTCAGCCAATCGCGCGCTCGATTTGCTTAAGGAAAACCCCGGCGCGCTCGGCGCCGTGGGCTGGGGCCGCACAACGCTTCAAAATCTTGTGCAGTCCGGCAATGAGGCCGCCGCCGTGCTTCAGGGCGACATCGCGCAGACAATCCGCGAGATGGAGCAAGCTGGGATCGACCGCGGTATCATCAACGAGATGTTCAATTCCGGCATCGTCGCGACACGGCAAGCGCTTAACAAATTCGTTTGGGACTACGCGAAGGCGCAGTCCGGCGATCGTGTCTCCAACGAGCAGTTCAACCAGTTGCGCAATACGCTGGGGATCAGCGGCATGGTCGCCAACAACGCGCAAGCGTCGGCCGCCATCATCGAAGCGTTGAAGGGGCTGGAAGATAATCGGCGCTATTTGTCCGACACGAATGTCAACGGCGTGCCGACGAGCGTCGGTCCTGCCGCCAATCCAGCCGATGAGGAATTGCTGAAGAAGTACGGAGTCGGCCCCTGACATGGCGACCGAAGCGCAATGGATAGAAGCGCTGCGCCGGGCTGACGCGGCAGGCAACGTGGACGATGCGCGGGCCATCGCTGCGCGCATAAAGGCGCTACGAGCAGAGAGCGGCGCCAATAACGCCGTGTCCAATCTGGCCGCTCCGACGACGCCTGCCGTCATTCCGGGGCCGCGCGAGACCGGGTTGCCCGATTTCGTCGAGGGCGACACGGTCGTTCCACGCGCACCGTTCGACCCGACGAATCCTGCGGCCGGCTACGACACGGAATTCGTCAAGAACGGCCAGCGCTACAACTACAATTTCACGAACGGCGATCCCTATCGCGACCCGTCGAAGCGCTATATCGGCGATGAAGGGCCGCTCGGCAACGCGCTCCAGGCGGTCCTGCTCGGCATTCGCGGTGCGGTGGAAGGCGCAGGCAAACTGGCGATCGACACGCCCCTCGAACTCATCAACCAGGCGCCGCGGATGCTCGACGCGGTCGCACAGGCCGGGACCTATCCGATCCGCGAGATCATGCGTGCGCTGGGCTTCGAACCGCCGGAGCACGAAGTGCCGGAGTCGATCTCCGGTATGGTGGCGCGCACCATGGGCACGCCGGATCGCGGCGTGGCGCTGTTCAGCGACGTGATCGAACCGGGCATCCGCACCGGCATGGAAGCGCTCAAGAGCGCCGTGACGGGCAGCGATTTCGACCCGCGCCGCATCGAGCCGTCCGGCCCCGTCGGTCGCATCGCGGAGCGCATCGGTAACGAGATCGGAGCCGCTGGTCTGCCGATCTTCGGCGCGCTGCGCGGGGCCAACGCGCTTAAACTGGCAGGCCGGACGGGAATGGGGCCGACGCTCGCGACGGAGGGCATGAATCCGATCGCCCGGCCCTTCGTCGAGTCGGCGTTGGCCGACCCGGCGAATTTCGCCCGGAAGGAACTGGCCGCTGCCGCAGCTGCCGGGACCGGCGCGGGCCTCGCCGGCGAGATCACGGACAATCCCTACGCCGATCTCGCCGGGTCGCTGCTGGGCGTCGGAACCTACAGCATCGGTTCCGGCGTCGGCGGGCGGTTGCGCGACATCTTCTCGGCCCTGACGGGCAATTCCGAATATACCTCGCAGTTGGTTCGCGAGAATGTCGTCGACACCATTCTGCGCAACTCGACGACCGCTGCGGGCCAGGTCGACCCCGCCGATCCGTTCCGCCCGGTCGACACGCGCGAATTGGTGCGCGCCATCCAGCAGCGTCCCGAGGTCGAGGACGTCGTCCCCGGCTTCAGCGCCTCGACCGCCGAACGTGCCAAGGACCCCGGCCTCATGGGGTTGGAGACGGCGCGGGCTCGCGCGGGCGGTCCGACGGCCTCCCTGTTCGACGAACGCCGCTTCAACAATATCGACGCGGTCGAAGCTGCCGTCGGCGGGCTGGCGCCGGACGAAGCGGCTGGCGCGTTCCGCGCGGCGCTGGGCTTGGAGCGCGGTACGCAACTGACGGCAGCGCAGGAAGCGGCGCTCGCCGCGCGCAACGCAGCGGCCGACCGCACGGCGGCGCTGACCCCGTCCAGCCAGCAGGCGGATCGCGGAAACACGCTGCGGACGCAGGGCGAGACCGCCCATGAGGCGGCCATGGCTCGGACGCGCGCCGCCTACGACCAGGTCGGACAGGGTGTCCAGGTCGACCCCGCCGATCTCTCCGGTGCGATCGACAACGCCGTCGCGGGTCTGACCGAGACGGAGCGGTCGCTGCTGCCGGAAGGGCTCCTGGCGCGCGTCCAGCGGCTCGGCAGGCCCGGCGCAGCGGTGGACGGCGTCGAGCCCCCGCCACCCGAACCGATCTCGTTGGAAGAGGCCAAGACGCTGCGCAGCGAAATGGGCCGGCGCATCTCGGCCGCGCTGGCGGACCCAAAGGCGGAAAGCGGCGGCCGGGTCGCGGCGCGTGCCTTGTCGCGCGTCGAACGCGCGCTGGACGATTTCATCGCCGGTAGCCTGACGCCGGAGCAACAGGCCGCCGAGACGGCCGCTCGCGCCGCCAAGACGGCGGAAGTCGACGCGTTCGGCCGCCCCGGAGATCCCGTCGCCGATATGTTGGCGCGGCATCCCGGCGGTGAGTACCGGAAAACCGACGCCAACGTCGCGAAGGATTTCCGCGACGGGCAGAAGATGGACACGCTCCTGTCGCGCGTCGATACGCCGGAGGTCCGCACCGCCCTGCGCGAGGAAATCCTGGCGCAGAACACCGGCAGCGACGCCCGTGCTGTCGAGCGCTTCATGGCGTCCTACGGCGACCGCTTCGATCGCTTCCCCGGCCTTCGTGACGAGGTCGAAGGGCTTCTCGGCGCCCGCCGCACGTCGGAGGCCGCCGCCTCGTCGGAAGAGACGCTGCGGCGCGTCCTGGGCGACGAGAACCGGCGCGGGACCGGCGACGTGGCGAAATGGCTGGAGCATGGCGACGCCCGCGCGCAGGACGCCATGCAGGACGTCATCGCGTCGGCCGATCCGAAGAAGACGATGGCCGGGCTTCTCGATTTCGTCCGCCGCACCCCGCGTGCCGTCGAAGGCGCCAAGAAAGCCTTCTGGGAGTTGCTGGAGCGCAAGGGGAAGGGCGGCGGACTGTCGGGCGGCAATCGCGAGGGCGAGGACACCTGGCTCCCCAACAAGGCCCGGAAATGGCTGAACGACCGCGGCACGCGCGCAGCGGCCGAGGAACTCTACAGGGACGACCCGGAACAACTGGGCCGGCTCGATAAGATATTCGCCACGCTGCGCGACGTCAGCGCCGAACGGGCACGCTCCAAGGCGCAGAACCCGTCTGGCACCCAGCAGGCGCGGCGCGGCCAGGCGGTGACGTTGGCCGAAGCCCAGGCGAAGGGCTACGAGGTCGTCCGAGGCCGCGTCAACCTGCTGTATGCCGCAACCTATCTCGCCAGCCGCTTCGCGAACCGCGTTGTCGCGCGCCAGTCCGAAGCGGCCTTCGGGCGGCTTCTCGACCGGGCCTTGACGGACCCCGAAGTCGCCACGGCGCTGCTGCGTGAGAACAACCCGGCGAACCGGGCCATCCTGGCGCGCGGCGCGAAGGCGTGGCTGGGCAACCAGTACGGCACGGTCGTCGAGGCATGGTTCAACGACGAGGACGATGAAGGCGACCCGGTCGTCGCGGCGGCCCTGCGCGATACCGACGCGAAGGGGAAGGTCGCACCGTGACCCTCTCGCCTGAAGCCCGCGCTCTCCTGGACGCCATCGCCGGCAGCGAAAGCGCGGGCCGCTACGACGTGATGTATGGCGGCGGGCGCTTCGATCCCGCGCTCGGCCACCCCCACCAGGCCGTGCCGATCACGACGGGGCCTAACGCCGGGAAGACATCGAGCGCGGCGGGCCGCTACCAATTTCTCGGCTCGACGTGGGACGATGTGGCCGGGCGGCATGGGCTGAAGGATTTCTCGCCGCAGAACCAGGATATCGGCGCGTGGCTCCTGGCAACCGAAGAGTACAAGCGCGACACTGGTCGCGATCTCCAGGCCGATCTCGCCGCCGGGCGCAGCAACGACGTGGCGCGCTCTCTCAGCGACATCTGGACGTCGCTGCCGGGCGGGATCGAACAGGGCCAGACGGCCAATGCCTTTTCGGGGAAGATCATGAACCAGCCGCAGCCCTTGTTGGGGGCGTTCGTTACCGCGCCGGCCCCCGCTCCGATGCAACCTGCACCGCAGCCCATGGCGATGCCACCCTCGCCCTATCCGTCGCCGGGTGCGCTGCCCGGCACGGCGCTGGCGCACGACCCCGGCGGGACGCTGGGGCGCATCGCGGCGATGTATCTCCAGCAGTCCGGCCAGCAGGCCGCAGCGGCCAGCGCGGCGAAGGCGGATGCCGAGGCGCGGCGCCAGGCGCTGCTTAGTCAGCCGCTTTGGGCGTGAACGCCCGCGCGACATGCAGCGGCTGATCGCAGCGCCGGGTCAATATCGTCCGCCGCTGCCAGAACGTCATCTTCACCTTGATCTCGCGCCGGTAGAACAGGTCGAGCAGGAAGTCGCTGCGGAGGCCGACGGCGCGCTCGACGAGTCCCGTGCCTCCGGTCCATAGCGCAAATTCCTCGTCGGTCAGCCACGCCTTGTTGTAGTTGCATGCCCAGCAGGCGAAGACGCGGTTCGACCAGTCGTCCCGACCGTGCCGGACCAGCGGGATGCGGTGGTCGATCGTGCCGCGCAGCATGTTCTTCGGCCCTGGCGGAATGTCGCTGTTCACCCAATGCATCGGCCGCAGGCAGTAATAGCAGGGCCGCGCATCGGCGCGCGCCGGCGTCAGGGATCGCAGATACCGGCGTGCGGCGTGAAAGGCTTCGAAGGTCATGCACCGATCTTCTCTACCGCGTCGCGCAGGTCGCCGACGAGATATTTGGCGTAGGTCCGCTCGACGACGGCGACGGAATTGCCCAGGATCTTCGCGATGATGAACAGCGGCACGCCGCGCCGCGCCATGTGCGTCGCTGCCGTATGCCGCAGGACATGCGGCGACACCCCGGTCAGTCCGGCCTTGCGGGCGATGCGCTTGATGGCGTGCCACGCGGCGAAATTGCCGACGACAGGTGCCTTGCTCGTCTCGGCACCGGCTACGGCCACGCGCAGCGATTTATCGACGGCGACGGTCTGGAGATGCAGATAGAGCCCCTTGCTCATCGGCACAGAGACGCGCCGCTTCTTCGTCGAGCGGCGGCCCGGTAGATCGAAGTGGATGATGCCGGCGGCGAAATCGACCTGCGGCCACGTCAAATCGCAGATCGCGGATCGACGCGCGCCGGTCGCCAGAGCGATTTCGAAGAATGTAACATTTTTCCCATTCGCGCCGTAGAGCGCGATCGCCGCCTCGCGCATAAGATGGATTTCCTCGTCCGTCAGCCAGCGGTCCCGCGGCGTCGAGCGTGCCGGCAACCGCAGTTTCTTCGGCGGCTCGATCCCGTTGAAGCGCAGAAGCGTCAGCAGCATCGAAATTTCGCGCCGCAGCGTGGCCGGAGCCCGCTTCCGGCGATTGACATATAAGTCAATCTCGCGCTGGCCGATCTTCGACGCGACCATGTCCGCGAACGTCACCCGCAACGCCGCCCATGCCGAGATCAGCGTCGCCGGGCTGGCGACGTGATCCAGGTGCTGCGCGGCGTAAGCCTCCCAGCACTGGCCGGCGGTGCGGGTCTCGGCGGGGATCGCCTTCATGTCGGCCAGCAGCCAGTGCGCGAAGCGGTCGCGCGCCGTGGACGCGTCCTTGGTGCGAAAGGAATGGCGCCGCGAACGGCCGTCGTTCCAGTGCGCGTAGAAGACGCCGTTCGGTTCGGCGCGCAGGACGGGCTGGCTCATGGCGTGAACTCCAAATCGAGTTCGCTCTTGCCGGTCGCGAGCGCTTTTACGAGGTGCAGTGTTTTGTCGATCTTTCGGATGCGCGCCATGTATATCGACCGTTGGCGCTCACGGCGGCGTCGGAGCGATTCGAGGGCTTCAGCCTTGGTCGGGCAGGCGTAACGCTTCGTCGCGGTTAACAAAATGAAGCGTGGCGCGCAAAAACCCCACGCGACCCAGACGCCTTTTGGCGTGATCTTTTTGACCGTCAATTCGTACAGGTGGACGCGCGTCTGGCCTTCGCCTACAGGGTTCTCGAACTCGTCTAGCGAGGGGGCGTAGTGCGTATCGTCATAACGATACCAAGTGTCGCCGATCTGCATAACCGCCTCTTGACGTGACTGTGACACACATGTATTACAGTCCTGCGAGACAATCAACAGGGAAAATGCATGCCCGGCGGACGACCGAAGAAAGAGACCTTCGACAAGGAGCCCGTCTTCGACGTGAAGCGCTTCCTGAAGGCGCATTTCGAAGAGCCCGGCGACCGGCCGATGGACCTGGCCGGGCGGGTGTCGCTGTTCATGCATGAGCATTGCGAGCGCAAGGCCAACGGCGAGACGGTGCGCAAGTGGATCGAGCGCAACGCCATCGGCGGCGAATGGCTGGCGGTGCTGCTGGACGCGCTGGGCCGACTGGACGGTCAACCTTCGCCCGTGACGCCTTTCATCGGTGTACGGACGACCTATCCCAAGCGGGAAGCGGACATATTCGGATGAGGGACGAACCTAGCGGTTTCTCCGTATTCCTTGGTGCCCTCTGCTATCTCGCCGTCATAGCGCTTATGTGGAACGCAAGCAGCGTCGATAAAAGAGTAGATGCGCTAACAGCGCGCATCGAGGCGCTGGAAAAAGCGCGGTGATCGAGATCGTCGTCCCGCAGGCCCCCGTCGGCAAGGGCCGCGCTCGCTTCGTCAAGGCGACCGGGCGCACCTACACGCCCCAGAAGACGGTCGCGTTCGAGGGGCTGGTTGCGCTGGCCGGGCAGGAAGCCATGGCCGGCGCGGCGCCGCTGGACGGGCCGATGACGCTTCTGATCGACGCTTATTTCCCGATCCCGAAATCACGGCCGAAGAAATGGCAGGCCGCGGCGCGGGCCGGAGCAGTCCGGCCGACAGGCAAGCCCGACGGCGACAACGTCATGAAGGCCGTCGGCGACGCCCTGAACACGATAGTCTGGGTCGACGATTCGCAGATCGTCGACGCCAGGGTACGCAAGTTCTACTCCGGCACGCCGCGCACCGAGATCAGGGTCGAGCCGCTGTTCAAGCGCGCCGACATTTTCGGTTGACAGTGCAATACGCTTGTAACACAGTCACGTCGTTTTCACGGTTTCCACGTCTGACACGGTCGTCCTCTTGAACCCCTTCCCGCAACAGACCGACGGCGCGCGCTTCCTCTCCCAGCGCCGCTATGCCCTGTTGGCGGATATGCCGCGCGTCGGGAAGACGGGCGCATCCATCATGGCCGCCGACTGGGCGATGGACGCCTCGATCATCGTCGTGACGACGGCCACCGGTTGCGCCGTGTGGCGGCGGGCCTATGCCCTGTGGTCGCCGCACCGCACCGTCCAGGTCGTCGACGGCGACGATGACAGCGACGAGGGCCGGGACGTCACCATCGTCAACTGGGACACGCTGAAGCGGCCGCGCTGCCTCATCACGCTGCGCCGGCGCCGCCGGGACCGCGCCATCTTCGACGAGGCCCACAACGCCGCGAAATTCTCATCCCAGCGCACGCAGGCGGCCTACGGCACGCCGCGGGACGAACACGGCCTCAACAGCGCCTATGCGCTGTTCGGCTCGGTCGAGGGGGCTTGGGCGCTGACGGGAACGCCGATGCCGAACAGCCCCGCCGATCTCTACCCGCTGCTTCGGACATTCTGTCCAGAACGCCTTGCCGGCGGCGACGGGCTGCCCGACGTGACTGGCGAAGAAGCCTTCCTACAGCGTTATACTGTACGGTTCCCGATGAAGACGAGCCGCTTCGCGGCTCCGGTCATGGTTGTCAAGGAAGGCCGCAACGAGGCCGAATTGGCGCGGCGCATCGACGGTTTCTTCCTGCGGCGGACGCAACAGGACGTCGGCATCGGCGAGCCCATCCATGAGATCATGCCTCTCGCGGTATCGACCAAGGTACGTAGGTCGGTTGAGCAGGACGTCGACAAGTCGGCCATCCTGGTAGCGGCCGAGGCCGGGAACACCAAGAGCCTCGAGATGCACATGGGGCCGCTGCGGCGGCTCACCGGCACGATAAAGGCCGAACTGGTCGCCGACGCCGTGAAGGACGAATTCGACGGCGGGCTAGACAAGATCGTGCTGGCCTATTGGCATCGCGACGTCGGCGACATGCTGGCGGACCTACTACGTCCGCTCGGCGTGCTGCGGATCGACGGCGCCACATCCAAGGCGGAACGCGAGCAGGCCGAACTGCTATTCCGCGAGAAGCGGGATTTCCGCGTCATGCTGGCGCAGATCCAGGCCGCCGGCGAGGCGATCGACCTGTCGGCCGCTGCGGTGCTGTGGTTCGTCGAGCCGTCCTTCATGCCCAGGGACATGCTCCAGATGTCCCTGCGGATCACCAACTACACCCAGACGCGTCAGTGCTTCGTGCGCGTCTGCGTGATCGAAAACTCCATCGACGAAGCCGCGCAAACGATATTTTTACGGAAGTGGACCTCCATAAGGAAGGTGCTCAATGATTAATGTTTGCGCATTGACAGAAGCCAAATTTTTAAGCGGATTCGAAAAGAAAACTGACTATGAATGTTGGCGCTGGAAAGGCCGATTAGTAAACGGCTACGGGGCCTTTTACGGAAAAAATAACAAAACAATAAAGGCTCATAGATTTGCATGGACTTACTATAGAGGAACCATACCGAATGGCTTTGGTTATCACGGCGTTTGCGTCTGCCATAAATGCGATGAACGTAGTTGCGTCAATCCAAGCCATCTTTTCTTAGGGTCACAGCGCGATAATATGAGAGACGGAGTTACTCGCCGACGTTTTGTAAAGCCTGTGGGTGAAGCTTCGCCTTCCGCAAAGCTGACTGAGCTGCAAGTCTACGCGATCCGAAAAGATCGACGCACGTTAACCGCTATTGCTGACTCCTACGGCGTCGGCATTTCTACCGTCTTTGGGGTTAGACACCGAAAGACGTGGACCCATCTCCCTGAAAGGAAAGTGCTGACCCCATGCTGAACATCTCTCTGTCCGTTCCGTCGGATTGCGCGAACCCCGCGCAGTACGTCGCCGATATGCTGGCCGCTATTGGCTACGCGCCGCGCGTCGGTGCGCTGCCGTCGCCGGATGTCGGCACCGTCGCGCTTGGCGTCGGCAACGGCACTGGCCGCGCACCGGAACCGACCATGGCGCCGGCTGTCGTCGCCGAGTCGGAAGCGTCCCGACATGTCGACGTTCTGAAAACAGAAACCGCGAACGAAGCGCCGAAGGAGCCGGCGAAGCGCGGCCGCAAGCCGAAGGACCCCGCGCCGGCCAGCGCGGCCGAAGTCTCCGTCGCGCAGGACGACGCAGCGACGCAGGCCCAGGACAAGGCCGATGAACAGGCCGAGAGCCAGCCCGCCGAAGACGCGCCGAAGACGCAAGAGGACGTGCGCCAGGCGATGATGGCCTATGGCGGCGCCTACGGCATGCCCGCGCTGCAAGAGGATGGCCGCGCCATCTTCGAAAAGGCGCTGGGCGAAGCGCCGCTCCAGCCCGACGGCACGCCCTACAAGAACAAGATGGGCAAGGACGCCGTCGATGACGACGGGAAGCGCTACTGGATGCTGCCGATGGTGACGACGCCGGAGCAATGCGCCGCGGCGGTGCGCTATTGGGACAACGCGCGCGAGGTGAACCCGTTCAAGCGCGAGCCGGTCAAGGCGGGCTGACGATGCCACACTCGACTTGGAGTGCCAGCGCCACGGACAGGAACGTCGCCTGTCCGGGCGCGATCGCCCTGACCGACGGCCTCCCCGAGACGACCAGCGAAGCCGCCGATTGGGGAACGTGCTGCCATGAGATCGCGGCGGAATGCTTAAATAAGGGCGGTGACGCCGCCGAGTGGATCGGCATTACCGTCAAAGGCAAGAAGTTCGAATTCACCGTCGACGAGGAAATGGCCGACACGGCGCAGGTCTATATCGACTATGTCCGCGCGCTGCCGGGCGACCAGTTGTGGATCGAAGAGACCTTCAGCCTCGCGCCGATCAACCCGCCCTTCGATGCCGGCGGGACGTGTGACGCGCTGTCCTATGACGCCAAGAGGCGTCACATGCATGTCGTCGACCTGAAGGGCGGGCGCGGCGTCGTCGTGTCCGTCACCGGCAACAAGCAGATGCGGACCTACGCCCTTGGCGCGCTGCTGGCGCATCCCGGCAAGGCCGTCGATACGATCACCGTGACCATCGTCCAGCCGCGCGCCAACCATCCCGACGGCATCATCCGCAGCGAGACCTTCGACGTCGTCGAGTTGATGGAGTGGACGGCCGATCTGAAGGACGCCATGCAGCGGTCCTTCATCGCGGCCAAGGCGAAGGCCGACGGCGCGCTCTCCGGCCCGTGGGCGGCGGCCTATCTGAACCCCGGCCCTCATTGCCAGTTCTGCGGCGCCGCCGGCTTCTGCCCGAAGCTGGAGGAACGTGCGCGCGACGCCGCGGGCGTGTGGTTCGACGATCTCGACCAGCCGCAGATTTCCAAGGCCAACGCGCCCGATGCGATGGCTCCTGCCGAACTGGCGAAGAAACTCGACATGCTCGACATGATCCAGGAGTGGATCAACGAGGTCCGCGCCTACGCGCATCGCCAGGCCGAAGCGGGCGTCATCATCCCCGGCTACAAGCTGGTCGAGAAGATCGGCAACCGGGCGTGGAAGGTGCTGGAAGAGACCGTCGTCGAGACGCTGATGGCGAACGGCGTGTCCGAGGACAAAGCCTACACGAAGAAAATCGTCTCTCCTGCGCAAGCTGAAAAGCTGCTGGGAGCGAAGAAGAAACAGGCCGTCGAGGGCCTGACCGAACGACCCGTGCGAGGGACCAATCTCGTACAGGACGCCAAGACGACCCGGCCCAGCGTCCCAGCCGCCGCCGATCGTTTCTTTGACAAGCTGGACTGACACGGAAGGACCACGGTTAACATGGCTAGATCGAGAGAAATCAAGACGCCGCTCGCTATTGCGGCGTTCACGCTGGGGCTGTTCAAGCTCCAGAAATTCGAAGGCGACGACGGCACCAAGGAAAGCTGGAACGTCTCGCTGCTGTTCCCCAAGACGACCGACATCTCGTCACTGAAGGCCATCGCCGGCGAAGCGGCGATCGCCGAATGGGGCGACAAGGCCGGCCAGATGATGGCCGACGGCCTGATCCACAGCCCGTTCCTCGATGGCGACGGCCCGCAGGGCAAGTCGAAGAAGGACGGCAAGCCGCACAAGGGCTTTCCCGGCACGACGTTCATCCGCTGCACGTCGGGCAAGGACTACCGGCCCAAGGTCTACGACCGGCAGAAGATCGACGTGCTGAGCGTCGAGGGCTGTCCGTCCGGCAGCCAGGTCTACGGCGTCGTCTCGGCCTACACCTGGGAGCACAAGAAGACGAACCGGCGCGGCGTGACGTTCGGCATCTCCATGGTCCAGGTCGTCAAGATCGCCACAGGCGACGAAATTCTGGGAGGCGGAGCCGGCGGCGATCCCGACAAGTATTTCGACGCCATCGCCGACGAAGGTGCGGCGCCGAAGGAAACCAAGAGCGGGGCCGGCGCGGGTTCGCTGTTCGGTTGATCGTCAACGAGCGCGGCGGTTTCGGCTGCCGCGTCTCTTTCCGGGGTTCACCATGAGCAAAACGAATTTCGCCAAGGACCAGCTGAAGTCTATCGTCGAGCGCATAGAGCGCATAGATGGCGAGGTCGCCGCGCTAGGCGAGGACCGCAAGGAAATCTTCGTCGAGGCCAAGGGCAACGGCTTCGACGTGAAATCGATCCGGCGCATCGTCCGTCTGCGGAAGAAGGACAAGGCCGTCCTGGCGACCGAAGCCGACATGGACAAGCTATATATGCAGTCCATCGGCGACGACCGGGCGGACATCTTCGGATGACCCGCAACGAACTGGTCGACGTGGCCTGCCAGCAACACCACGAAACCGACAAGGCGTTTCTCGTCAGCGACGACGGAAACCGCGAAAAGGCCGTGTGGTTGCCGAAATCGCAAGTCGAGCGCGGCGATGCCAAGGGCCGCGGCGTCTACATCTTCACAATGCCGACGTGGTTGGCGACGGACAAAGGACTGGCCTGATGAATTTCTACGACATAAAAAACGCGCTGCTTGAAGGCAGCGCTGAGATCGAAGTGCTGCGCCGGCGCAATGAAGTTCTAGAGGCCAAGGTCGACACGCTCGACCTGGTCGCAGCGTTGCTGTTCGCGCAGCCGCGCTCCAGCGGTCGCGGCATGGCTCCCGATATCACATGGAAGATGCGCGGGCTGGCCGACGCCATAGGGGTCGAGAAGGCGAAATGACGCCAGACGCCGACATGACGGGCGGCTTGAAGGTCGCGTTCGACGGCCATCGCCTGATCCTGAAGGCGCCCGCTGCCTTGCAGCAACTCGCCATATCGCCGGAGCAATGGCGGCTGCTCGCGACATGGGTGTTGGCGCTGGGCGACGGCCTGTTCCAAGTCGAAACGAGGCGCGTCGAGCGCTTCGTCGTATGCCCGGAATGCGGCGTCGAAAATGACGACGATGACGCTTGAAACGTTGTTCCGCGCCGCCGTCGATGACGGCCGTCTCGTCAACATGACGCTGTGGCGCACGGCGCAGGGTTGGCAGGCCTCCATGTCGACCGGCTTCAATCCGTGGAAGGTGCGGATCGAGGACGGCCCCATCGCGGCGCTGCGGGCGACGCTCGGTACGGGCACGGGGCTGGAGCCGTCGACGGACATCTTCGGATGACGGCCTACTACAACGAGAACGACCCCAACGCCGCAGCGTGGCTGCGCGAACTGATCCGCGAAGGCCGCATCGCCCCCGGCGATGTCGACGAGCGCAGCATTCTGGACGTGAAGCCCGATGACCTACGCGCCTACACCCAATGTCATTTCTTCGCCGGCGTCGGCGTCTGGAGCCATGCCTTGCGTCGCGCCGGATGGCCCGACGGCCGCCCTGTCTGGACCGGCTCCTGCCCGTGCCAACCTTTCAGCGCGGCAGGCAAAAGAAGCGGGATTGCTGACGAGCGGCACCTATGGCCCGCCTGGCAATGGCTCGTCGGCCAGTGCCGCCCTGACGTCGTCCTTGGCGAGCAGGTTGCGTCGAAAGACGGCCTTGCTTGGCTCGACCTTGTACGCACTGACCTGGAAGGAACGGGCTACGCCGTCGGGTTTTTCGATCTCTGCGCTGCGGGCTTCGGCGCACCGCATATCCGGCAACGGCTCTATTTCTCGGCGCGCAGCATGGCCGAGCCCGCAGGCGAGCGATGGGAGCGGCGGCGGTCAGGCGAAACGCGCGCTGAACCCGGAACGGTCGAACGACCTGAACGACTTTGCGCTTCTGGCAGGATGGCCGACCCCGAACTCGGAGGACACACAAGCCGGGGCGTCGCAAGTCCCGCACCGCAAGCAGGTGTCGTTGCCGCGCACGACGCACTTGGCGGAATGGCCGACGCCGAACACGCCGGCGCAGAACGGCAACAACGAAGCGGGCAACACGGACAGCAGCAGCAGGAAGACGGTCGATATGCTGTCGGGCTGGACGACGCCACAGGCACACGACACATCGCCGAGAGGCCAGGGGCAGAAGGCGAAACACGGGACGAAGCATGGCTGCGCGGACTTGAATGCGGACGTGGCGCTGGCGGGCTGGGCGACGCCTGCGGCGAATCCGGCGAACGGCGAACCAGAAGCCTTTCTGGAGCGAAAGCGCCGGTCGATAGCGCGAGGCTCGTCGATGGGCGTGGCGCTGACCGACCTGAACATGCAAGCGCAAGCTTACTTGGCGGGCTGGCCGAGCCCGACGGCGCAGGATCATGCGCGCGGCAACGGGACGATCAGGGAGCGCGATACGGGCATCCCGCTACCGCAACGCCTGACGATGATCGACAGGGATTCACCGGCCCGGTTAACGGCTTCTGGCGAGATGCTGACTGGCTCGCTTGCCGGGATGAGCGCTGGCGGCCAGTTGAACCCGGCACATTCCCGCTGGCTCATGGGGCTGCCGCCCGCGTGGGACGCCTGCGGGGTTACGGCAATGCTATCGTTGCCCCGCAAGCGGAGGTCTTCGTCGAAGCGTATCTCGCCGCCGAACGCGACGGATTTGTTCGGCTAGGCGAGGACATCTTCGGATGATCGCCGAGATAGATTTTGAGACCCGCAGCGACATCGATCTGAAGCGCCACGGCGCCTCCGTCTATTTCGCCTCGCCGCACGCCCGCGTGCTGCTGGGATCCTACAAGATAGACGGCGGGCCGGTCCAGCGCTGGCGTTATCCGGCGCCCTGCCCGCCGCAGCTGCGCGCAGCGATCGAGGCCGGAGCCCTGATAACCGCGCATAACGCTTCCTTTGAAGAACAGTGCTTCCGCTGGCTGCATGAGACCCTGGACTGGCCGATGCCGGCCGACGACCGTTTCGTCTGCACCGCCGCCATGGCCGCCGCCATGTCGCTGCCGCGCGATCTCGACAGCCTGGGGGCCGCGCTGAACCTATCGATCCGAAAGGACAAGGAGGGCAAGCGGCTCATCAATTTCTTCTCGATCCCGCGCCGCCCAAAGAAGGGCGAGCCGCCCGGCCTCTATTTTCACGAACCGGAAGATCACCCCGAAGAGTTCGAAAAATTCCACGCCTATTGCGACGTGGACGTCCTGACGGAGAGCGCCGCCAACGCCCGCATGACGAGCCTGTCGGACTACGAGCAGCGTGTCTATGCGCTGGGCGAGGCGATCAACCGGCGCGGCATCCGCATCGACCGGGCGTCGGCCATCGCTGCGCTGCGGCTCGCCGAGAAGGCGAAGGCGCTCTACGACCGCGAAATGCGCGACGTGACCGAAGGTGCGGTGATCAAGTGCAGCGAAGTCCAGAAGATCAAGGACTGGTGCGAGGCGCAGGGCGTCATCCCGCCATCCCTCGCCGCCGCCGACATCTCCGACGCGCTTCTCGACATCGACGATATGCCCGACCGGGTCCGGCGCGTGCTGGAACTGCGGCAGTCCTACGCCAAGACGTCGGTCGCGAAACTGGAAGCGATGCTGCGCCGCGCCGGCGACGACAGCCGGGTCCGCGGCACCTTCATCTATCACGGCACGGGGCCGGGGCGCTTCATCAGCGTCGGCGTCAATTTCGCCAATCTCCCCCGGCCGCGCAAGGAGTTCGAAGGGCTGCGCCTTTCGACGCTATTCGAGGCGATCCGCACGGAGGACCCCGAAACGCTGCGCCTTCTCTACGGGCCGAAACTCGGCGACCCCATGAGCCTGCTGGCGGATTCGCTCCGCAGCTTCATCTGGGCGGCGCCAGGCCACGATCTCATCCAGGCCGACTATGCGGGCATCCAGGGGGCCGGCATCGCATGGCTGGCCGATGAAGGCTGGAAGCTGAAGGCGCTGTTCGACATCAAGGCCGATCCCGCGCTGCCCGACATGTACCGGCGCACGGCGTCGGCCATCCTGGGCATTCCGCTCGACGTACTGACGAAGAAGCATCCCATGCGCCAGGCCGTCGGCAAGACGAGCGAATTGGCGCTGGGTTTCCAGGGCGGGGTTTCGGCCTTCTACGCGATGGCGCGGAACTACAAGATGCGCATGTCGGAACTGCATGCGCTCTATCCGACCGTCTGGGCGTCGGCCGTCCCGGAGAAGCGCGAGAAGGCGTCGAAGCGCTACGACACCTGCCTGAAGAAACGCGAGAGCCAGGCGCATGTCCTGACGAAGGAAGCGTGGCTGGCATGCGAGATCGTCAAGATGGGCTGGCGCGAGGCGAACCCGAAGATCCGCCAATGCTGGTACGATTACGAGACGGCGGCGCGCAACGCCGTCATGAACCCCGGCGAAGTCTTCACCGCCGCCCGCGTCTCGTATCTCGTCAAGATGGGCTTCCTGTGGGCGAGGCTGCCGTCCGGCCGCTGCATCGCCTACGGCGCCCCGAAGCTGCATTCCCAGGTCTGGGCCTCGAGGCTGGTGGACGGCGAATGGCTGCCGTCCGAAGTGATGGACCGGGGGTCGGCGCAGATGGGCGAGCGCTACGGCATCATCCGCATCGAGGGCGAGACCTCCCAGAAGATCACGGTGCTGGGCGTCATCGACAACCAGATGCGGCGCTATCCCCTATACGGCGGCATACTCTCGCAGAACAACACCATGGGCGTCGAGCGCGACATCCTGGTTCACGGCATGCTGGCTGCCGAGCGCGCCGGATATCCCGTCATCTATCACAATTACGACGAAATCGTCGCCGAGATACCCCGCGGCTCCGGCGATCTGAAGGCGTTCGAGAAACTGATCTGCGAATTGCCGGACTGGGCCGCAGGACTGCCGCTCACGGCCGACGGCTGGCGCGGGAAACGCTATCGCAAGGAATGACCCTAGGCGTAAACTGCGTTGGTTGCCGTCGAGCCCGCCGAATTGCCGGGGATATAGCTCGCCCCGCCGCCTTTGGTGTCCAGGAGCGATAGCGTGGCCGCGTCGTAGCGCTTGCCGGTGACAGAGAACGCGCCGAGCGACCATGTGACCTTGGAGCTGTCCACGTAATCGCACGCCAGGTTTCGGAGATAGACCGTCGCCGTCGAGAACGTGACGTTGGCGCCCAGCGTCGCCGTGATGGTCGCGGCGCCGTAGTCGATGATGCCGCCATTCGTCGCGTAGTGATGATAGGCCGCGTTGCCGTTGTAGGTGTAGCTGCCCGCGCACTGAATGATGCCGCCCGTACTGGCCTGCATATGGGCGACGCTGCACGCGCCGAAGACAAGGCTGGTGAAGGAAATCCGGTTGCCAGCCTCGGCGCGAAGCCCCGAGCCCGCCGTTGCGGTGAGCTTGCAGGACTCTATCGAATATGGCGTGTCGACGGGAACGGTGCCGGAGATCGCATCGGTGACGCCCGCGATGGTCGTCGACGCTGCGCCGGCCCCGATGATCCGCACGGATTCGAACGCGGCCATCGTGCGGCACTTGACGGTCTCGGAAAAGGTCCCGGCGCCGACGTTGACCTTGCCCGAGAACCCGGCCGACGGTTTGTTGGCGTCCCGAGGGAAAGTCGCCAGGCGATCGAGCGCTCCCTGGATCGTCAGGAAGGCGCGTGCTGCCGTGTTCGCCAGACCGTCGTTGTTGTCGCTTCCGTCGGTGCGGACGTAATAGTTCAGCGTCTGCTGCAGCGTGTCCGTGACGACGCTGCCGTCCTCGATGTTGAGCGTGCCGGGGCCGAACCGGCTCGTCGTCATGTTGTCGGTGACGGAGTAGAAATTGACGAAGGAGCGGTCGTGGATCGTGGTGCGCCCCGCCGCGATGGCTCCGGTCAACGTGCAGCCGTCGAACTCCACCGATGCGTTGTTGATCCCATAGACGTAGGTTCCGAAGCTGTTGCCGCCAGGCTTCGAGAAATTGATCGTCTGGTTGGTGGCGCTGAACAGCGAGTTCTTGGTGACGTGCGCGAACGAGTCCGCGTCGCCCGCTACGTCGATGGTCCCACTGGCATCGAAGATGCTGTTGAACTGGCACGCGATCATTTCCGACGCGACGTTGCCGAAGCGGATTTTGCCGGTCTCCAGCGTGCTGTGGAAGCGCACGAGCGTGCCGTACCCGCCCGAGGTCGTCGAGATCGAGACGCCGTCGAGGTAGAGATAGGCGTCGAACAGTTCGACCGCATTCGCGCTTGGAACGACGATCGCCACATTGGCCGGCGTGACGATGTCGCCGATGATCTGGAAGGGACGCCGCGCGGAGTCGTAAGCGTTCCGCAGCCGCCCGATGATCTTGACGCCCGCCGTATAGGTGCCGGCAGCGACCTGTATCGTGACCTTGTAGCCGCCGCAGTCGAGGTCGTAGGCGGCATCCACCGCCTTTTGCAGGGTCTGGAAAGCGCCGGCAGCAGTGTTTGCCAGGCCAAGGTTGAGGTCCGAACCGTCCGTCCGAACATAATAGGTGCGGTCCGCAGTCAGCGGCTCGATGAAATTGATGTCGCCGATCCCCAGCAGCGCCTTCACCGCGTCGGACAGGCTGTCGATGGTGACGATGTCGTTGACCAGCGCGCCGTCCGACCGCCGGACGTTCTGCAGCTTCATGGCGATGTCGGCGATGGAAGCGGCGATGCTGTCCAGTTCGCCGTCGATCTCGTCGCCCGGCAGCGGTTCAGTGGGGTTGGACGCCTGGAAACCGGAGAAACTGTAGTCGCGGTCGTAGACGATCGGGTTCGACATGAAGGCCCCCTGAAGTCGGCATTCGTGTTTAGCGGGGAACTCGGCCTTCCGCTAGAGCGCCGCGGCGGGTATGAATTTCACCCACCCCATGCGGCCCGTGATGTCGCCCGCCGCGGACCCGGCGCCGGACTGGCCCGTGATCTTCAGCGTGTTGGCGGTCGTGAAATCCAGCGTCGCGAGCGCAACATAATCCATGACCGGCAGGACGCCGTTGACGAAGAACGTGATCTCGACGCGGGCCGTCGTCGACGAAGCCCGGATCAGCGAGCCGCGCGCCGTCCAGTCGGCGTCAGAGGCGTAAACCGTGGCTCCATTGTCGATCAGGACGTTCGAGCCCCAATACATGCGGATTTCGCGCGTGCGGCTGGCGTGGCCCGTGATCGTCCCGGAGAAGACGAACTCCAGCTTGTCGCCGTTCGCCGCCAGCATGTTCGCCGGGATCGACGGCGCGAACATGTTCGTTTCGGTCGTGCCCGTCGTGGCGTTGGTCGAATAATCGAAGATCGCGCCGCCGACGGAGATCGACCCGGCGGCCTTCGTGAAGTGCAGCGAGCCGTCGTTGTAGAGCGCGCCTGTCACCGTCGAGGCCGGCTTGCCGCCCACCGGAATGACGATGGCCTCCGTCCCGGCCCCTGTTGTCGACGTGCGCGTCGTCAGGGTGCCGGTCAGCGTATCGCCGGCGATATTCACCGCGCCGAGATTGGTCCGCGCGCCGGCCGCCGTGCTGGCCCCTGTCCCGCCATCCGCGACCGCGACGTCAGTTCCTCCGGGCGCGTAGTAGTCCGTGCCCTGAACCGCGGCGCTGAATGCCGACGTGCCGTTGCCCTTCACGAGGCCGGTGAGGGTCGAGACGCCTGTGCCGCCTTCAGTAACTGTGACGACACTTGTTCCCGCGACGGTTCCGGGAATGTAGGAGGTAGAGCCGCCGTAGGTGTTAAGAACCGACAACTCGGTGACATCGAAACGCTTGCCCGTGACGGTAAATGCGCCAAGCGACCAAGTCACGTTGCCGCTATTTATCGTGGCGACAGATGAGTTTTTCAGCCGCACCGTTGCCGCTGAGAATGTCACATTGGCCGTCACGGTTACGGTGATTGCCGCGCTCCCGTAATCAACTGTTCCATTTCCCGCCGCCAGGATATGGTAAGGCGATCCTCCGCTTATGGTATAGTTGCCGGCGCACTCAATCGTCCCGCCGTTATTGGCGTAGATGTGAGCTGCGGTTGCGGTGTTGAAATCAACCCCGACGAACGACAAAGCGTTACCGTTTTCGCATCGGATGCCGTACCCGGACGCGGCAACCAACCGGCACGACTCGATGGAATAGGCGGTGCCGACATAGGCGGAGGCATTGATGGCGTCGGTCGTGCCAGAAATGATTACATTGGTTGGAGTGGTCGCGTTTCCGATGATGCGAACCGATTCAAACGCCGACATAGACCGAGGCTTGACAACCTCGGCATAAGTGCCATCGGCAAGCATGACCTTGGCCGACAGCCCGGCCGAAGGCTTGTTGGCGTCCCGCGGGAACGTACTAAGCCGGTCAAGCGCGCCCTGAATGGTCAGGAAGGCGCGTGCAGCCGTATTCGCCAGCCCATCGTTATTGTCGCTGCCAAGCGGATTGACATAGTAGTTGAGCGTCTGCTGAAGCGTGTCGGTGACGACGCTGCCGTCTTCTATCGTGAGCGTGCCCGGGCCAAAATGGCTCGTCGTCATGCTGATCGTAGCTGAATAGAAATTCAGAAACGAATGGTCGTGGATCGTACTGTTTCCAGCGATGATCGCGCCGGTCAGCGTGCATCCGTCACATTCGACGGAAGCGTTATTCAGGCCCCACACGTATGATGAGAAACTATTTCCGCCCGGCTTCGAGAAGTTGATTGTCTGATTGGAGAAGCTGACAATCGAGTCTTTGGTGACGTGACAGAAAGAGTTCGCATCGCCAACAACGTCTGTGGTGCCATTAACCTCGATAGCGCTTGAGTATTGGCAGGCGATCATCTCCCCGGCGACATTTCCGAATCGGACGTGACCTAATTCGAGGTTGCTTTGATGCTGAACCAGCATCCCGTAGCCGCCGGTGGTAGTTTGTAGCGTCACCCCTTCGAGGTAGAGGCCCGCATCCCATAGGGTAAGCGCCGTGTTACTGGTCGTAGAGATGACGACATTGGCTGGGGTTACGGAGTCCCCGATTATTTGAAATGGGCGGTTTGCGCTATCGTAGGCGTTTCGAAGCCGTCCGATAAGTCTAATTCCGGCCGTATAGGTTCCATTACCAAGGTTGATCGTAACCTTGAACTTGTTACAGTTGAGCGTGAGCGCAGTATCTACCGCTTTTTGAATAGTCAGGAATGCGCCGCCCGCGCTGTTAACAAGGCCAGTGTTTGAATCCGATCCGTCAACGCGGACATAGTAGGTACGATCTGCCGTAAGCTTCTCAGGTAGCCCCAGCGTGGAGAGCCAAGAAGACGCCGATGTATCGTCAAATAAGGTCAGTGAGAACGCCGACGGTGTGACGGTCGCGTATGATGTAAGATTACTGCTGAACGCTTGGACGTTTGTGCCGATGGCCAGCCCCAGCGTCGTGCGCTGCGCAGCAGCGTCCGCATCGTCTACCAGAGCCCGCCCCGCCGCGGTGAAGGTCGCCAGCGCGGCCGTGCCGGCTCCGGTGAAATACGGTAGTTTATCCGCGGCCGAAGTAAGCCCCGCGAGCGCTGCCAACTCCGCATCATAGGCTTGGACATTCGTCCCGATGACCAGCCCGAGCGTCGTCCTCGCCGTCGCGGCGTCCGCATCGTCCACCAGCGTGCGGCCATAAGCCGAGAAATCGGCATTCGCGGCGGTGCCCGAGCCCGTCCAGTAGGGCAGCTTGTCGGCGGCCGAAGTAAGCCCGGCCAGCGCGGCCAGCTCGGCATCGTACGCCTGCACATTGGTGCCGACGACAAGGCTCAGCAGCGTCCGCATCGCGGAATAGTCGGCCGCCGAAATCAACGACCGGCCATTGGCCGACGCATCGCTGATCTGCGCTGCCGTGACGCTCGAAGCCGTCGCCAGCGAGCCCAGCCCCAGATCGGTGCGCCAGTCGGAAGCTGCCGCATTATCGAACAGCGTCAGCGAATAGGCCGACGGCGTGACCGTCGCATACGCGGTCAGGTCTGCATCGTACGCTTGAACGTCGGTGCCAATGACCAAGCCGAGATTGGTTCGCGCACCGGCCGCCGTGCTGGCCCCCGTTCCGCCATCGGCCACCGCGAGATCGGCGATGCCGGTGACCGAGCCGCCGGTAATCGTGACGTTGTTCGCGTCTTGGGTCGCAATCGTGCCGAGGCCCAACGTAGTGCGCTGCGCCGACGCATCGGCATCATCGATCAGCGCCTTGCCCGCCGCGGTCACCGTGTAGGTGCCGAAGGTGTTGGCTCCGGTCTTCTCTACCGTGCCCGACGCTGCCGAAAGGTTGGTCGATATGTCCGTCAACCGCGCATTCAGCGGCTGGTAGGCTGCTGAGACGCCAGCGGGCGTCATGTAGTCAGTGCCCGCCACCGCGGCCGAGAATGGCGATGTCCCGTTGCCCTTGACCAATCCAGTAAGGGTCGAGACGCCTGTGCCGCCGTTCGGCACCGTCAGGGGCGTCGAGAGCGCGACGGTCGGGTTGCCGGAGACGCCGTCGCCGTTCGTGACGGAGATGCCCGTTCCGGCTGCGATAGAGCGCTGGACCCAGGTATTCGCGGCGGAACGAACGGCGATGCCCGTCGAGCCCAGCCCCTCGAGCGCCGCGAGATCGTTCGCCAAGACGAAGGTGGGGTCGCCCGCGATGCCGGCCGGGTTCGTGATCGAGAAGCCCGCCGCGGGGGCCTGGAGCGTGCGCCCCGTGAACGTATCGGCGGCCGTCTGCGTCAGGAGACCGTTCGTGTTGAACGCCGCCAGCGAGACGAGCGTCGCGTCCAGTGTGACGGTCGGGTTTCCGGCGACGCCGCCCGCATCGGCAATCGCGAGACCGGACCCGACGGCGATGGTGCGCTGCGCCCAGGTGTTCGCCGCCGTGCGGACCGCGATGCCCGTCGAGGCGAGACCTTCCAGCGCCGCGAGGTCGTTCGCGAGCGCGAAGGTCATGTCGCCCGCGACGCCGGCGGGGTTCGTGATCGTCAGACCGGCCGCCGGCGCCTGGAGCGTACGCAGCGCCCAAGCGTTCGCCGCCGTCCGTACCGCAATCCCGGTCCCGCTCAGCGCGGCGATGGCCGTCAGGTCGGCATCGATGGGCTGGAAGACGTCGGCGTAATAGTCGGCCCCCAGCGCCAGCAGAAGGCGCGGCGTCAGGTAGCCTCGAACCGTCTTGCGCAGGGCGGGGAACTCGTCGTCCAGGCTGCACGATTGATGCGCGCCGGCTTCATGGACGCCCATGGCGCCGGGGACATCGTCGCCCCACAGGATATAGTTTGTGTATGCCACGGCGCGGGACGTTATCGCGGCCCGCGAAAAATCGCAAAGGCAGGGGCTTGACGAGCGTAATACAGTTGTGACACAGTCACGTCATGGTACACGAAACCCGCGCCTCGCCGAGCCGGAAGACACGAGACTGCGGCCCCTCTCACCGGGCGGGGAGGCCGCGTAGTGCCGAAACGTAAGAAACGCAAGACGGTCTCGCCGGGCATCAACGGTCGCACGCACCTGGTCACGCTGCGGGTGCCGCACGCCACGATGCAGAAGATCGAGACGGCCGGCGAGACGCTGGGGCTGGACCGCAGCGGCGTCATCAAGGCCGTGCTGTCGCTGTATCTCGACGAGAGGGCGACAAACACGGAAGCGAAGATCAAGGCGAAGATGGCCTTCGACGCAAAACAAGTGGATTTGTTCCAATGACCGCACCGATGATCGAAGACGCCGCCTATCGCGTCGAAGCGACATGATCCATCTGGACGTCTTGCGCCAGACCTACCCGCTTCTCGGCCTGGCCGCGTATGCGCTGGACCCCGGCGGGGACGTGACGCTGGAGGTTCACACGCCGACGGGCGAGTATTTCACCTTCCGGGCGCCGACGCTGGCGGCGTGCATCGAGAAGGCGTTTCCCTATCGACCGCCGGCAAGCGCAGCGCCGTTGATCGTCGTCGAACAGGACGTCGATTGGACGAAGCCGGGAGAGGACATATTCGGATGAAGCCCTCCCTCGCCGGCGAGATCGTCTGTGCGGTGGCGATCCTGGGGCTGCCGTTCTGGCTGCTGTGGGCGTGCCGCCCATGACGACACCGGCCGGCCCGCTGCGCGGCCCCTTGCGCAAAAAGGAAAGCCGTCTGTGGTCGCGCCAAGGTGAAGACTGGTATCGCGAACCGCTATGGTGCAGCGCGCGTCTGTTCGACAACGAACGCTTCGAAGGGACGATCTACGACCCCAGTTGCGGCAGCGGCCGAATTTTGCAATCGGCCGCGTCGCGCGGCCATGACGTACTGGGCTCCGACATCGTCAAGCGCAGCGAATGGTGCGGCCAGATTGTCGACTTCTGCTGCGACGAGGCGCTGATCTGGTCGCAAGACAACATTGTCGCCAATCCACCCTTCGCGCTGTGCAACGGCGTTCCGCCGCCCTACGTCGACCGGGCGCTGACGGTCGCCGAAAAGAAGGTTGCGCTCCTGTTGCCGGCGGGCTGGATGAACGGCCTGAAGCGTTCGCACTGGCTGGAGACAACGCCGTTGCGCCGGGTCTGGCTGCTGACGCCGCGACCCTCCATGCCGCCAGGTGACTTGCCGGAAGACGCAAATCCCGGCAACGGGACGACGGACTACGCCTGGTTCGTCTGGGAACACGGCTACGCCGGCAAGCCTGAGATCGGCTGGCTGCGGCGCGACGATCCGCCCGGACTGGCGGGCGATATTTTCGGATGAGAGAAAGCCCATGACCGCTGACAGAGAGATTGAGGCGGCGCCAGCAACGCTAGTTTGGAGAGACGCGCGCGGCATGGCCGCATCACACACATGGCGCGTTCTCGGATGTCATTACGGCGCGGTCGGTCAGGAAAGCGTCATTCACGTTGAGAACGTGAGCCGCAAACCGGGCTGGACCGGGCCTTGGGAAAATCACGTCATGATGTTTATCCCCGCCTGTCTGCTGCATCAGTGCGAGATAATTCGAAAGGCACGCCCATGACCCCGGCACTCGACACCGCGGAAGGGCGGAGGCTGCTGGAGAAGGCGACGCCGGGGCCTTGGTCTGTCGAATATTCCGAAATCGGCGACGGTCCAGATAGTCGACTCATCGCGTTCGTGATGGGCTCCGATGAAACCTACGTCGTTGTCGATGAAGATCCCGCCGGAGTTGACGAGCCCTCACCAGATGCCCGCCTCATCGTCTACGCCGTCAACAATCTCCCCGCCCTCCTATCCGCCGTCGCCGCGCTGGAGAGGGAGCGAGACGAGGCGGTCAAGGCCGAACGCGAGCGGATGGCCGGACAACTCGGCGAAGGTCCGCATTCCGGCGTAACTGCGCCCGACGGCGTCGACTGCTATTACTTCGACACCGCGAACGGCTGCATCGTCATTTGGCACGGCAAAGCCTACGCGGTCGATAACGAGGGCGATGTCGACTTCACCAAGCTTGCCACCCTACGCGAGCCGTCCGATGGCTGACCCCCGCAGAACACATTTCGGCGATCCGTGCATCCACTGCGGCATTGGTCACGACGATATAAAGCCAGGCAATTGTGAGGGCGATGCAAGGAAGGCAATCCCCATTGGCTATCGGTCGCTCGGCGTTCGTTGGGACGGTTACGAGTCCTTCCTGATCCGCATGAGTGATTGGCGGGTCGTCGAACGCACAGCCCACGTCAGCTGGCACTATCCGTATCGCGGGTTCAGCATGCTCGGTAATTATCGTCAGCCGCCACCGATGGACCTGCGTCTAACGCGCGACATGGTGGGATCCGATGGCTGACCCCGCGCGCGATAAGATGACAGCGCTGGAGGCCGCGGGACAATGAGCGCAGACATCTCCCCAAACGTAGTCATCCTCACGCGCGAGGAGCTTAGCGAACGCGAGCGCAAGGCGTTTCAACGAGGCATCGAGCGCGGACGATTTGAGCACGGACTGGAGCGCACGCAACAGCGTGTAGCTGCCCGATGCACTCACTGGACGAACGGAAGATGCGAGACGTGCGGGGTACCGTGGCAGCACTTCGAAGTCGATGCGGCATTCAAGTGCCCCCACTTCTCGGAGAAACCATGACCCGCCCCACCTTTCTCCCCCGCCGCCCTCGGGGCACCCGGTGGATGGCGTTCGGCTGGCTGAGGCTCGCGCGATGGGTGGTGTCGGCGGTACGGCGGATAAGGCTCCGCATGACCCGCCAACTACGCGCCCTCTCCCGGAGACTCCGCCCTGTCTTCGCGGCAGGTGTCGTGATCGTGCTGGGGCTTCTGGCAGCGTGCACGATAGGGTGGGCGCCGTGAGACAGAAAATCGTGGACGCGTACCTGGCCGGCGCACTGGATGCGGCACGGGCGCTCGGGGCGTTCCTCCTGTCGAAGGACATCACGGCGGCCGAGATCGCAAAATGGATGACGGCCGGGGCGCTGCGCGGGCGGGCCGAGCGCTACGCCCTGAAGCAGTCAAGCGATAGCGTGACGGAGCCGAAGACGAACCAGCCGTAGCGGCTGGACGGGGATGGGCGGCGCGTCGCATCGTCAACGCTTTCCTTCGGGTGCTTCATGGGTCAATTGATCGTCGGCGACGTGCGCGACGCGCTGGAACTCCTCCCGTCCGCGTCTGTGCAATGCTGCGTGACCTCGCCGCCCTATTTCGGGTTGCGCGATTACGGGAACGCCGGGCAGATCGGTCTGGAAGCGACCCCTGCGGCCTATGTGTCGGCCCTGGTTGCGGTGTTCCGCGACGTGCGGCGGGTGCTGAAGAACGACGGCGTGCTGTGGCTGAATTTGGGGGACTCCTACGCCTCGAAATGGGCGTGCAGCAGGCGAAACATAGTCGGGTCCGGTTCGCTCGAAAATGGCAAGCGCGACGGACGGCCCGACCGGCTGGTCGACGGCCTCAAGGAAAAGGACCTGATCGGCATTCCTTGGCGCGTCGCGTTCGCTCTGCAAGCGGACGGCTGGTATCTGCGCCAGGACATCATCTGGCACAAACCGAACCCGATGCCGGAGAGCGTGCGGGACCGTTGCACCAAGGCGCATGAGTACCTGTTCATGCTGACGAAGCGGGAGCGGTATTTCTACGACGCCGATGCAATCGCCGAGCCCTTGGCCGAATCGTCCGTCGCGCGGCTGAACCAAAACGTCGAAGCGCAGACCAGCACGACGCGCCACGTCGGAAAGACGAACGGCAACTTCAAGGCGCAAGGCAACCTCGAAACCGGAAAGCGCAACAAGCGCTCCGTCTGGACGATCTCGACGCGGCCCTTCAAGGAAGCGCATTTCGCGACATTCCCGCCTGCGCTGGTGGAGCCCTGTATCTTGGCCTCGTCGAGGCCGGGCGATACCGTGCTGGATCCCTTCTTCGGGGCCGGCACGACCGGCCTGGTTGCGCAGCAGCACGGCAGGGACTGGATCGGGGTGGAGATCAACCCGGCCTATGCCGAGATCGCACGGGCGCGCCTGGCGGGCGAAAAGATCGAACGTGTAACGGACAAGCAAGCCGGGCACGGCCGCCGCCATGCCGGGTTCAACGAACGCTATTTCGGCAAGCCGAACGGCGCCGCGCAGCACGGAGACATATTCGGATGACGACACCATGAGCCAGCGCGTCTCCCTGGTCGGCGGAACCGACGTCAATCCGTTCACGACACTGGCGGCCATGGGCTATAGGAATTTGGTTCCAATCGTCCCGCCCGGCGCGGACATCTCGCCGCGCTCGACGCTGTTCACGCGGGTCGGCACGGCCCAGGACGGCCGCGGCAAGACCCCCGGCATAAAGAACCGGGACGGGCTGTGGAGCGGGTTCGACTGGCTGCCCTACGTGTCGGACGACAGCGATTACGCGCGCTGGAACGCCATGGGCGCGGGCTGCGGGATCAAGACGGGCCGCGACGGGGTCGTGGCGATCGACGCCGACACGATGGACGAAACGTCGGCCAAAATCATTTTGGACATCGTCGAGGGCGTGACGGGTACGGCCGGAACGGTGCCGATCCGCATCGGCCAGCACCCCAAGGCGCTGTACGTCTTCCGCTGCGACGAGGATTTGAAATACGCCCGCGTCGAGTTCGGCGCCAAGCCGAAGGGCGAGCATGGCGAAGGCAAGGCCGAACGCGTCGAGATCCTGGCGGGCGGAAGGCAGTTCGTCGCGTGGGGGCTACATCCCAAGACGTCGGCCCCCTACAGATGGGCGCGCAAACTGGTGCGTATCGAGGACTTGCCGAAACTGACCGGCGCACAATTGGAGGCGATCTGGGCGGCGTTGCGGGAGCGGTTGCCGGCGGCGTCTTCGGTGATACGCGAGGGCAGCGGGGCCGATGTCGACCAGGCGGCGCTCCTGGGGGATCTGGCGACGGTCGAGCGGGCGGTCAACGCATTGCCGAACGCGAATGCGCTGTTCCCGTCGCGAGAGTCGTACCGAGACGTCGGGTACGCGATCAAGGCAGCCGGAGGGGACTTCGACCTGTGGTGGTCGTGGTGCGAGCGCTGGGACGGCGGCGTGAACGACCATGGCGTTGCCGAAGCCGACTGGTCGCGGATGAAGCCGCCGTTCAAGCGCGGAGCGTCGTGGCTGTACGAACAGGCCGCCGAGCATAGCGGCGGTAAGTTCGGCTTGGCTGATGCGTGGTTCGACGACCTGGGCGAAGCGGTGAAGGGCGCCGGCGCGAATACGGACCTGGACGTCTACGCCTTCGCGACGGTCTCCGAGATCATGGCCCGCCCGCCCGTGCGCTGGCTGGTCGACCGGCACATACCCAGGGACTCGATAGGGTTCTTGTATTCGGCCCCCGGCGTCGGCAAGTCGTTCCTGGCGCTGGACCTGGCGCTGTCGATCACGTCGGGCTTCTCGAGATGGCACGGCGACCGCGTGGACGCCGGGGACGCGCCCTGCGTCGTCTACATCATGGCGGAAGGCGCGGGCGGCCTGCCGCAACGCTTGGCGGCGTGGCGACTGCATAACGGGGACGCACTGAAGGAAGCAGGCGGCGAGATGGGCGCCGGCCTGCGCGTGCTGGAACGCACGATCGACTTCATGAAACCGGCCGACGTCGGCAAGCTGGTCCGCAGCGTCCGGGCGAGCGTGGCGGGAACCGGGCTCCGGCCTTGCCTGGTCGTGGTGGACACGGTCTCGCGCGCCCTACCCGGCGCCGACGAGAACATGCAGAAGGACATGACGCTCTTCGTGACAGCCTGCGATGCGGTGCGCATAGCGTTTCCCGGTTCGGCCGTGCTGGGCGTCCACCACGCCGGCAAGAGCGGTGACATGCGTGGCTCGACGGTCCTGAGAGGCGCGGGCGACTTCGTGTTCAAGATGGAGCGCGTGCCGGGGGCAACGCTGGCGAAACTGACGTGCGAGAAGCAGAAGGACGGAGCCGACGGCTGGACCGACAGATATGCCCTGGTGAAGACGGTCCTGCCGTCCGGCGACGAGCGCGTCCTGTCGTCGCTGACGGTCTCACGCCTGGGTGCTGAAGGGTCAGGCGAAGCGGCTACGGCCCTGGGATCGGACGGGACGGGAGGGACGCTCACGGAGGCCTGTCTGTCGGCCATGGCGAAGGCGTGGGCGGACGGAGAGCCTTGGAGCAAGTCTCGCCAAGCCGGCGATCGTCGCGCCATCCGTCGCATGGCCGACGAGTTCGGAGTCTCGGCCGCCGAGAGCGAAAGATTGCTCCTGTTATGGGAAGAGAAGGGTTGGATAAAGCATGTATTACACTCATCGAAAACACATCGCTATGGGTTCAGGGTGGTCGTCGAAATCGGACAGATTGTCGGCCAAAAACCTTTTGAAAATGGCACCGAGGATATTTTCGGGTAGGCGAAAGTCGGGCGAGAGTTGAATTTTACACGGCGAAGCTTGCCCGCTAACCCATTGATTTCATTGGCGAGAGTTGAAAAGGCGAGAGTTGGGCGAGAGTCGGGCGAGAGTTGGCGAGAGTTGAATTTTAAGCCGTTGAAAATACAGGATAATCGCTTGGCGAGAGTTGGAGGGCGAGAGTTGGCGAGAGTTGGCACCCCCTACGGGGGAGGCGGCGACCTTCGCCCGCCCTCCGGCCTCCGCCTCCCCTCGGGTGTCAGGAGGGCCATTTTTCAGGACATTCTGTCCAAATTTCAAACGCGGGCCAAAACCTTTTTGGAACGCCATGCTGACGCGAAGAGGGAGGCCGATGCCAAGGACGGAGGGGCGTGGCGGGGGCGGCGCGGCCGTGAAGCCGCCGCGCCTGGGAAGGGCGCGGCAGAGTCTCTCAGTAGTGGTCCGGCATCCCGTCAAACCAGGTGCACGGGCCTAGCAGGTTCTCGGCGTCGGCTTGCGCTTCGCATTTTGAGCCGCACGGACCGTTTGGGCTCGCGCGATCAAACCCGCCGTGATCTTCGGCGTCATCCCAATACCAGCCGTCGCGATCCCACCAGCAACACACGGCGGGGAGAGTTTGCGAGTCGATCATGGGCGGATCTTTCTGTAAGCCGATACGAGACGCAGCAGGAGCGGCGTGACGATCGCGGCGAGGACGTGCGGCAGGAGGGCGAAGATGCCCGCCAGGGCGAAGAGGGCGGCGACGTAGATGATCATGTTATCGATACCAGTAGATCACGCCGTCGATCTCGGTCGACGTGTAATCCATACGTATGTTCCGGGCGGTGGCAGTCCAATCAATCTCAATCCAGTGCGGGAAATCCTTGGAGATGTAATCGCAGTCTTCGAGCGTTTCGCGGGCGTATTCGGTGAAGTAACTGTCTCGAATGAGGGTGATGGGATACCAGTCGCCTTCGAACTGCTCATCACCGCCGTTCCCTGCGAGGTCAGCCAGGACTGCTTCGAGATGGGCCAGTTCGGTAGCGTCGCTTTCGGTGAGTTCAAGCGCCTCCTCGGCGTCGAGATCGTCACCGCGCACATGGCGCAGATCCTCAACGCGCGCGATGATGTCGCGAACGTCGATGACGTCTTCGGATGAATCTAGTTTGAAGTCTTTCATGGTTGACGATCTCCGCTGTATCGGTCGCACGACGCGGCCGTGATGCGCGGCGCCTTGTGAGGGCGCCGCGTCACAAGGCCGCGTCAGGCGTCGACGCGTTCTGCGCCCTTTGAGGTGATGAATTCGAGCGCGGCGGCCGGCCGATCGAGAACGTCGCGCGCGGCGGCGACCAGCGTTGCCGCGCCGACCGTGCCGTTGCGCATCGGCATTACGACGCCGACGAAATCCGGCACGAAAGCAGACAGGACAAGGTGAGGGCCGTCGCCTTTGGCGCATGTCGAGATCAGCGAAACGCCGCGTGTTGCGCCCTTGGCGTCATCGTTGGCGATGATGGAGGTGAAGCGGCCGATCAGGGCGGGGTTCCATGCGAAATCGCACGGCGTGATGTGATGCGCTTCTCGCGGAATGACGCGCGCATAGTCGGGAAAGGAACCGTCAATCAGGACGGATTTCAGCGAACGCCACAAGACAGGGCATTCCTTGCCGGCAACGGCGTCTGACGCTGTCGGCGCCAGCACGGCCGAACCCATGCCGGTATCGTCGACGACCAGCCAATAGTTCGACGGGTCAATGCGGCGCGCTTCCTTGCGCGCCGCCTTGAACGCGTCGACGATCGCCAGCCGCGAGACGACGGCGATTCCGTCGAACGTGCCGTGCGCTTCATGGTCGCGGAAGATCCCCATGACGTGGCCGTCCGTCGCGACCAGCCGCGCGCCTTCCGGCAGCAGGTGAACGCCAATGCCGTTCAGGTAATAGCGCGTCTCTTCCGTCGACGCGCACGGCAGCAGTTTGTGCGCAAGGTTAAGCGAGATGACAAACATGATCGTTGCTCCGGGGTCAGCCATTAGCGGCTGTGATGCGCGGCGCGAGGGATGCGCCGCGACACAAAGCCGTCAGCCCGGACACTCTAGCAAGCGCGTTGCGGTCTCGGCGTTCGCCGCAGCTTGCAACTCGGCCAGGATGTCGTCTGCCAATTCATGCGCGGTCTCTGCGATGTATTCCGGTGAATCGCTTTCGACGCCCCATAGCGCATGACCGTAATCCGTAGGCGGATTATCGTCGTTTTCATCGTCTAGCAGAGTGACGCAGACGCCGACATATTGCCATTGACCCTCACACCAGCGCCGCAGACAGTCGAAGTCGCGACGCACGGTTTCAGCGACAATTTGGCCGCGTGTAAGTGTCGACGGGCAGCGGCCGAGCGATGCGGCCAGGGTCGCCTTGTCGTCATCCGTCAAGTCCCATCCGTCGCGCTTCGCGATGCGGGTTGCCGCTTGCCAGTCATAGAACCGCTTGCGCCTGCGATCCGAGTGCAACAGGATTTCGCCCGGCGCCTTGTTGCGCGATGTCCAATCGCTGACAGGGCCGTGCCCGTCGCATTCATCCCAAGGCGCGCCATGATCCGTGTCCGGTTCTATGTTGACGCGGAAAGTCAGACCTTCACGCTCGAATGTGTCGCCGTCCCAGTATTGATGTTTCATGAGATTTGCCTTTGCGCTTGAACCAGCCCTAGCGGCTGTGATGCGCGGCGCGAGGGACGCGCCGCTAGCCTACCTTGTGCGCCACGTTGTCGAGATCGCGCCCGGCAAGCGTGAACGTGCTGCGATACTGAGTCGACGACATCACCGCGACACTGTAGCCGCGCGACATGCGAGCCGCGATTGGAGCGGGAAGGCCTAGCCGGGCTATCTCGACGCCTACGCGCCACGCGCACCACCTAGGCGACGACCACATACCAGCCGCAGGCTTTCCCGCGTGGCCATCGACCAGCGCCGCTAGGGCTTCAGGGTCATTCTTGAATGTGGCCATGATCAACCCGCCTTCGCGTCATTGTAGATTGCTTCAGCCGCGCGCATGGCCGCTTGCCGCGTCGCATGCTTTACGACGTATTCATCGCGCCCGAAGCGGCTTTGACAGCGTGTCGGCTCATCCCATTGTGAGCATTGGGCGCGCCATGACGTGCCGCGCTTAGGCGCGCCCGTGATAGGGTGCACATAGTCCGGCGACGCACAAACCGACACGTTATCCGGCATCTCCGCAATCCAGCTTGCGCCGGAGGGTTTCCAATCGAATGCTTTAGCCTTTGCCATGGTCTAGGCCTTCCCTGCCTTTGTCAGTGAGCGGACAATCTCGCGCCGCATGCCCGGCGACATCGCATCCCATTGGGCTTGCGTTGTCGTCGCCGAGATCGCGCCCGCGTCGATAGCGGCTTGCAGCGATGGCGTAGCCGTTGCCGCCTGATACAACCAGAAAGCCGCAGCGGCGGTGACAGTTTCGCCGGTCGCGCTCATGACTTCCACCCTTCGGATCCGCTTAGCCAGCCCTTCGGCGCGCGCCAGATGTGCCCGGCAGGCGTCACGCGATAGCAATCCTCCGTCCCACGGTCCTCTACGATCACGCTGCGGCCGCGGGCACGGGCTAGGCCTCGCGCCGCAATGAGGGTCGCATTGCAGACGCGCTGCGACTGCACACCATCGGCCAGGACTTCGGCGCGCGCCAGATCGTAGATCGTGCTGTAGGTCATCTCGGTCTCCATTGCCCTCATCGGGGCTCTCTGGGTTGGTCGCCATTGCATCGGCGATGAGGGGAATATGCGGCATGACTGTAATACAGTCCAGCTAAAAGCGTTCCCGAGGCGCATGTTTTTCGCTAGTGTTATGTTATAACATTTCGTTGTATTGCGAGTTATGTTTAGTCTCTGACGCGAAAGTGCTACTGTTTTCAAACGTTTAGGCTGTTAGGAGGTGATGTTTCATGGGTCGCAGACCCGTCACGGATATGGCAATTGCCGAGGCGTTTGTGCGGTTTGGCGGAGACCGCAACGTTGTCGCGCGCGAGACCGGAACGTTTCAGCAGGCAGTCAGCCGCTCGCTGCAGAAGCCCACGGTTATCGCCGAGATCCGTAATCTTGAGACCGCGCGCCTAGTCACCGAAGGCCTGCCGGCCGCGATCAATTGCCTGCTTGAGATCGCCACGAATCGCAAGGCGCCGGCTGGCGCGCGCGTTATGGCGTCGAAAGTGTTGCTGGATCGCGCATTAGGCTCCCAGGATGGCGTAGCCGACAAAGCGCCGCATGAGATGACAGCCGCAGAACTCGGTGAGGCGATCGCCAATCTCGAGCGCGCCGCAGCTGCGCGAGCGTTGAACGTGACGCCAGCGACGCCGACGCCGACGCCGACGCCGACGCCGACGCCAGCAAAGCCGGTCGACCAGGTCGATATCTTCGGTTGAAAGGCGCAGCGTTAGCGCAAGAGCGAGGCGATCGCGAACCTGGGCTTACGTGTTGATTGTCTCATAAGGACAGACAAGAGGCGGATCGGCCCCCGCCCGGCACCTGGCGCGCCCCTGCCGCCTCGCCGTCGATGCCGATCCACCCAGTGGGGGCGGTCGCTCGCGACGCGCAACGACGTTGACGGCAAAACGTCCAAAAATGCGCATCGAAAATCGAACCGGACAGCCCGACCGGCCCTCGCCTTGAAAAATTTCGCATCGAAAATCGAACCGGACAGTCCGTACACGGACGAGTGTCGTCACGCCGCCCGACCGGCCCTCGCCCTGAAAAATTTCACATCGAAAATCGAACCGGACAGTCCGTACACGGACGAGTGTCGTCA